TTATGCACTTTCATTATATGATTTGATTTTCGGATTTAAGCCGAATTTAGCATTAATAAGCGCCCGTGCTTCTTCAGCGGATTCAAGCGACGTGAACACGCCGGTATATACCCGATTGTCCTTCGCGCCTTTCCGAGCATTGAATCCAAGTTCTTTCGCGGCTGCTTCCGCCGCTTCTGGCGTGCCGAATGTGCCAGTAACAACGCGGAATGTGCCCGGCGTCCCGACAAGCGATTTCTTTTCAAGCAGCTGATCGATCTTATCTAGTGTCGTTTTGCCGGCAATTCCATCGATGACTAGTTCAGTACGGCGTTGTAGGATCATTACGGCATTGGTTGTGCCTTTGCCATAAATGCCATCGATGCCGTTTGTATCCAGTCCAAGCTTTGAAAGGTTTTGCTGCAGGGCAAGTACTTCTTCTTTGCTCATGACATTGATCGGTGTTGCAGCTGCTACAGTCAGTGCTTTGTCGGTTCCGTACCCTTTATAATTGTACTGCAGGTGAGGAGCATCCCAGCCCCACCGGTACCCGGATTCAAAACCGATTTTTTCCGCATATTCAATCGCGGTTAGAAACGGCCGCTTTGCATAGTCCGCTTTCCCCCATAACGGTTTGCCGTCTTTAATCGGAACAAAATCCAGGGCTTGTCCGACAAGATGATACGATTTCATGGTTTCAGAAGCGCCCGATTTAACATTTTCCCGCTGCTTTGCAACGGTCCGGATCGTTTCATAAATCAGTACATCGATTTTATTATCAAGACAATACTGGTACCATTTCATGGCTTGCGCCTTTGTATTTGGTGCTAAATCATCCAGGTTGCCGAGATTCCGTTTATGATAAGTCGGTGTCCAGCTCATTTTAATCCCTCCCTCTTTAGCAACTCTTCATTTCGCCGTGCTTTCCGGGTAATGTTGTTATTTTTCCACCAGGCCCATAGAGAGGCACAAAACGTTAAGAATGAGGTTGTGCCCATTTCAACCATTTCACTGTCAAGTGGCAGCGGTGAATAACCGTTAATCACCAAAAACTGATTTCCCCACATAACAAAAAGAACCACCGTACGAACGATGGTTCCTTTATCAAGGTTTTTCATGTTATTGACCTCCTGTGAGTTGACTTAATGCAAACAGCGCAATCGGCATCATGATTGTGACAACAATGCCAATACCCCATTTGACGGATGTTAAAATATCTGTAATATCCTTCTCGTTTTGCTTGGCAATTTGACGTGCTTCTTTTGCGATATCATCCGTTGCATCTAAAGAAGCTTTTGTTTCTTTGATCTCCGCTTTAATATCCATTACATCTTTTTTTAACTCAAGGGAAGCGTCTAATTTCCCTTCCATTCTGGCCATTGTAATTGCTAACTTTTGCACTTGTTGCTCAAGATTTACGTCCATTGTCTCACCGCCCTAAATTTTATCTATTAAAAAATGCCGCCCGACGGCAGCATGGATTTTGATCACAAAAAAGAGCACCCCGATGGATGCTCTGATGGAATCGATTAATTTTGCTTAACTAAACCGATCTTTCTCTCTTACTAAAATAAATGCAATTCTTATTCTTTATCCACAATAATTAACTTCAAATCCATTGCGCCTAATAATTTTATGATTGTTTTCAAAGTAGGGCTCACTTTCATTGCTTCCAGTCTTCCAATAACTGCTTGATTACATCCTACCATTTCTGCTAGCTCTTCCTGAGTGATTCTTCGTTTCTTTCTTTCGTGAATAAGAGTTTGGATAAATTGTGCTTCCTCTTTTGATAATTTCTTTTCTACAGCAAATTCATCAATTTTTACGACTAACGGTCTCTTTGTTTCATCTTTTACTCTCATTATCTAATTCTCTTTCTCGGGCTATTTCTAACCTTTATAAAATAGGCATCATCGTCATCAATCGTTTTGAAAAACCTAATTCCCACCCACTTTAGCGGTGTCCAGATTTCTTTCATAGAATAGAATGGCATAAAAACGTTCCCCCTGTTAAAAATTGTACGGAGATCGTATTCGAAAACTGGCTGGCATAGTTTTTGGCATTAGCCCCTATAGTTTTGCGTCATCGTTTTTCAACGATTTTGCCTTTTCGTACAATATTTGGGTACAATTCCATTATAAATTACTAACAAGTATTTTTTGAGTTTATTCGTTCGACAAATTCCTACAAGTAATAACATTTTGAGCGACATGGATTTTGATCATAAAAAAGAGCACCCCGATGGATGCTCTTTCATTTTGATTAATTAGTTCGTAATTTTTCTAACTGATAACTATAAGTATAATCATGTTCATGATCACCATCATCTTCTCGTAGAAGCCCATAACCAGGAGCATAATACAATAAACTGCTGTCTGAATCTGGACCGACCTGCACAACCACAACATTGTAAAATACACCAGCTGGAACAGTTAATTTTTTCCCAGTGGCAATAATCTCGGCAGGGAAATCATTATACGACCACTTCGTGCCAGGTTTAATAGGTTTTTTCAGATTTACAAACTTACTTTTATCCCCATAACCGTAATCAAGCACTGAATAGTAGCTATTATTATCTTCAGATTCATAGTAATTATAATATTCAGGATCATCTACAGCTAATCTTTCATAATACAACTTCCAATGATTTGTGCCATTTTTAGATGAAATATATCTAAATTTATCAATCATACCTGTACCGCCACGGTATTCATAAATATATTTAGTATTCATCTTATAGCTGAACTGCAAGCCGCTTGTTGCTACATAAGCTACTTTTTTATTAACACGGACTTCTGACCATCCACCATCCCTGCTGCTATAAACAAGAATACTATTTCCTTTTTTAAACGCTCCTAATTTCTTTGATTTTGCATTTGGCTTTTCGAAAGCAGTTAGGGTTGAAGAGCTTACAGATGCATTGGCTGTAAATGTAGCAGCTTTGGTTGAAGAAGGATTCCCTTGAAAAACTGACGAAAAAGTAAAGCTGAGTACTAAAGTAAAAAATAAAAGTTTGGATTTCAAAGAATCATCTCCTAAGTAGATCTTATTAAAAATTTATTTGTCTTTAATGCTCGCTAACTCACTTCCAAAGTCTCCACGAGTCACAACTTTAATTAGTCCTATTCCCTTAACAAAGGTTAATGTCTGGTAGTTATAATCTACGACAACACAATTCCTGAAAGTGCCTGCTTTGACTGTCACTGTTTCATTTGTTGAGATAATCTCTCTCTTATACCAGTCATCACCAACAGTCCATTTATTACCTTTTTTAACCGGGTATGTTAAATACTTCTCCCACATATCTGCACCATTGAAATAAAGACCTTTACTATCCTCTTTCCACAATTCTTGGTTTACAATTTCACCGTTCCAGATATGATCCCAAACTTCACCGCCCTGGGACTTTGAATTGTATTTTTTTGTAATGTAGCTAATATCAATCTTTTTAGACTCTTTTAATTCATACTCCATATACGTATAGATTTTCTTTGGATCCGGCTTATAGCTATTAGTTGAAACAGTGGTTGACAATTGAAGGCCGCTTGTCGCAACAAATGCAACCTTTTTGTTATAGCGAATTTCAGACCACCCACCTGGCTTAGTACCATATACTTCAACAACGGCTCCTTTTTTTAATATACCTACTTTTTTAGCCTTCGGACTTGGTTTTTCTTTAACATCCAATGTAGATACTGTTACTGTTCCTTTGTTTGTCGCTGCAGCAACATTAATACTAATATAGTTTGATTGAGAACAAAGAATCAGTAATACAGTTGCTAGCATTAACAAAACACGCTTTAATGACATAAAAATCCTCCTTTTAGGTTTTTAGATACATTAAGATATTATCACAAAAATACAAAAGAAGGATTTTTTATTAATTATTTACACTTTAAATCTTAAATTTTTCTTAGATAGAAGTGCCGCCTAAAGGCGACACTAAATTAGAATATAAAAAAATACACCTTATTCTGCAGGTGCTGTTTCTGTTCCATTTTCAATTACAGTTTCATTTGTTGGCTCAGTCGCCGGATTCTCGGTCACTTCTGCCGTTTCTTCTGGCGGATGTTTAATAGCCATAGTCTCCTCATATTCCGGCTGTGTGACGTACTGATTGGCCAGGGAAGCATCAATCTGCAGGTCACTATACGTAACAGCTGCATATTCTTTTACCGGTTGGTGATATTCCAGAGGAACGCCGCCTTCGAATTTTCGGTTTCCGTAAATGTAGACGTTTTGTGCATAGCTTTTTGTCATAAATGATAGGACTGCCATTATACTGCTCCCCCATTCGTCATAAATTCCATAAAGTCTAGCAGCATGGCGCTTGTTTCGGCCTGTTGCTGTTCAATGCGCTGCAGTGTTTTTGAAGCATCCGTCTCATTTTTCAGTTCTGCGACTTCACGCTCAAACTCTTCAGGGCTTTTACCTGTTGCTTCTAACACCCGTTTCAACAATTCATCCATTATAGACCACCCGCTTTCAATCGTTTTAATACGTCATACAAGAGCGTTGCGTGAATGCTCACCATTGTGGCATTGTCGCTTGTTTTGGCGTTTAGATCCTCCACCGCTGACCGGACGTTTTGCGCAAAGGATGTATTAACAGCAAGCGGATTCACGGTGAGCAGCTGGCGGTCATACGCAAGGTATGTGACAGTGTACTCCGCGGCTGGATTGAAGGAGGATTCCGGGATGCTCATTCTAACTCCGTTGCCTGTATCCAAAATCCCTATTGGTAGTACCGGAGCAACAGATGTAATAGGTACACTATTTTCATATAAGCCTAATATTGTTCTAACCTTATTTTTCGCTTTTCCCGCAGCGAATGTCGGGCTGTCTCTATTCACTTCGTACACTTTACTCGGAGCGTTGTATACAGGCGTCACTTTCTCCCGCACAATCGCCCCTGCTGTCACTTCAATTTGAGTTGGGCCATTTGCTACAATGTCACCTTCAACATTGACCGTTTCGACAACCGGTGTTGCTAAAACATAACTCAATTTATACGGCGTGTAATTCGGCGCAAGATTCGCTGATACAAATGCAATTGTGTTTGTTGTCGGGTTCGTCGTGCCATCCACAACACTTTTCCATTGGTCCACCGCTGTATTGGCTGCCGGAATAGAGGAACCGATTACTAAAGCCGTTGACTGTGCAAATGTTCCAGTCGTTGTATTTCCTTGTTTTGTTGCATTTCCGGTTTGAGCAATGTAAATATTTGCGCTTGTCACACCTGGCGGAAACGCTGGTAACGTTATATCGATTTGTTGCCCCGCCGTAGTCGTAATGCTTGTTTCAGGCGACACCATCGTTTCGCCACTTGCTGTTACCCATGTATATTTCACGTAATACGTTCCGGCTGGCAATGTTCCTGCTGTTCCGCTGGCTGCTAAATTAGGCGGCGTTGCTGGATTTACAGCGGCGTATGCTGTTTTTTTCCAACCGTTGAAAAAGGCTTTTGTTTCGTTTGCTGTTGGTGTGTAGTTGTCGCTCCAACCGCTATTTGCATTACTTACGGTAATGTAAACCCTGCCCAAAACGACCCTGCCGCTATCTGCTTTTTCTATATAAGTCGCGTAGTTTGTAGGTTTATTAAGAATGGATCCGTCATATTTCGTGAAAAATCCTTGATAGTCTACCGAGTTAAGAAAAACACCTGTTGATGTATCAACAGATTTGAAACCTGTTGTAGAAGTCGTTGCGGTGAATATCCAATTGAGCGAACTATCCAAAACAACATCCTTTTCAACCGCTTTACGTCTTTTCCAAATCCCATCCTGCTTAAACAGCAAATCTTTCACCGTTCCGATTGCACCTAGTTTTGTTGGTGCTAATAACATCGATGGATTGCGCGGGACGAATGGTTTTGCGACTAAACCAAGCGAAAACATTACATTTGAAAAGACAACATCTGTTTTCCCATTATTAACTATTACCTCTGCATATTTAGTTCCTGTTGGTGCCACGCCGCTAGTATTTAAAGAGCCACCAATTCTATTTTTATTCTTATCGGTAAAATAAAAATAAATCGACGAACCAATAGTATCCTTTACCCCGCTTAATACGTACGCCTGACTTTCGATAATAGGTACATAAAATTGATAATAACGATTCACGGCGTCACTTGAAGGGATTCTGACTTTATAAGATTCCGAAATTTGACCAGTTCCACCCGTGATATCTGCCCATTCGCTAAACGGCGGCAGTAAATTTTCCCCTTCTGCAATAATCGCAAGCCCGTTAATATGCTGTGTTCCTTTTGCAGCCGGATAGCGGCGGCGTACTTCATCCTCGTTCCAATCCACTAGGATTTTGGCGTAATCAGCAGCATCCACTTCATAAAGAGGAATGGACGGTTCGCGGAAATCAGCGCCGGCTTTTAGCTCGATTTCAAGATCAATGTAGTCTGTTGAAACCGAACTCGGCGTCACGCCGTCGCTTGGTTCTGCATAGGCAAGAAGGTGAACAAAAGCATTGGCGTCAATCTCTGCGAAATCACCAGCAACCGCATAAGTAATAGCTAATTTTGCGACACTTGCGGAAGTGTGATTGTTTACTGTTCCGTAATTTGTTTTAGTTGGTCTCCAGTAAGCGAAGGACACCTTGTTTCCGCCGACACTCGAACCAGTCCCGTGAAAATTCGCTGTAATTCTGCTTAAATTATCCTTAATCCATTGCACTTTCCCTGCTACATCCGAACGCGGGATTGTGCCGATATGACGCTCGATTTCTGCAATAAGATCGAATGAAAATAATTGTTGGGCGATACCGCCGCTATTTGTGTAAGAAACAACTGTGTTACTCCCGTCTAAAGCTTGATTTCTTACGTATCCGACTACTCCACTATCACTCGACAATTCCATATCAAATCCATTAGGGGGTAAAAGTGAAGTTGACGCTGTACCGGATTTCCGTTTTGAAACATGCGGATTTTCCAACGTACTGCCGGAAACCTTATCCTCAAAATTCGCAATGCGCGTGATCTGCGGCTGTCCGGATTCACCGGTGAATTTCGCAACCCCTTGGTAAACGGGCGTTCCAGCCCCTACTTTAATTTTTGTTCTTTTCGCTGTTAGTACATAATTTTTCGTGTTGTCTAAAACAGAATTTCCCAAACTCGTTAATGTGCGCCCTTCCACTTCCACATTGACCGGCGCGTTCATGGCTGCATTTAAAACGGTGACGCTCTGGCCAATGGTTTGCGCCTGCCGGTTTGCTCCTTCCAACGCTGCATGAGCATCGGCAACCCCTTGTTCAATGCGGTTCATATTTCCGGCGCTGACCGGCGTTCCAGCTTGCACCACTGCCCCGCCTGCATCAACAATTCGATCTTCCCATAATTTCTTTGTGTACGGCATTTACAAATCCCCCTTACAATTTTTTGAGTGTGTACTTGAATGTGACCAAAAGCCCGTTGGTTTCCGGCTTGATAATATTGTCCGGCTGATCGTCAAACACCTGTCCTTTTTGATCCATCAGCTCAAACTTGGTGATCGTGCCTTTCACGGAATCATCCAAATAGAGCTGAATGGTGATGACGTCACCCGTGAGACTGGACTTGTAGATCGGCGCTGTGGTTTTCACCCCCCCTATCGTGTAACGCCCTTCTTTGATAAAGGCGAACAGCCAGTTTTTCATTTCGTTATGACCGGTTGTCGTAATTGGCATCAATATCCCTCCCTTGTTATGTAATCCCCGCAGATTGGATAAGCCTGCAAGGTAGCGGCATATGCGGCTGTGGCTTCCACTGTTGCTTTGTATTCAGCGTTTCGATTGTTGCCAAGATAAAACAATTCATGCACCACTTGATACGGCTGTGGCACTTGTGTATAGGCGGCTGCGGTTTCGGCGGAAGCAGCATAAGCGGCATTCCCGTTGGCGATATGCACCCCGTCCGCTACTGTATCGCCGGCGTAAAATTCAAACGGGTACATCAGCTTGTCGTAGTCATCGTCAAGCGTGATGGCTTGGTTTCGTTCGATGCCTAGTTCAAAGGTCTTGTGAGCGGGAATGGTTCGGCGGAGCTGCTTGTGTGCATCCCGCAGATCCATTGTGGTTCGGTTCCCATCCACAAAGGAAATCATAAACGTGGATTCTCCCTTGAGAAGTTCGACGGTAGCCGTACCCTGCCGGAACGCATCCGCAATGCTGTGGATCAAGCGGATCGTGAACGGACCGGAGCCGCGCTTTTTCGCTTTGATCATGGAGCGCCGCTGTTCATTCGTCTTGGACACATCCGTTGGGATCTTAAATTCTTTTTCCAAGATCGGCAGGGACCATGTCGCACGGTCAATGAAGGTATTGTCCAGTACATCCGTGATGTGGCTTTCCAGCCGGTCCCATATTTTGCCTTCTACCCGGCACATTTCTTGAAGTTCCGGCGATTCCCGCAGAATCGGGGGAAAGTGATTGAGCATCGTTTGTTCACTAGACACTGAACGTCACCGCCCCCACAATCGGTGATTCGTTTTGAGGGAATGGAATATTCACGGCCAGTCCGTTGACGAGCAGATTGTCGTAATCCACCACGCCGGCTATATCCAAGAGCAAAGCCCCCACTTCTCTGTAACGGATAATCGGGGCGACATCTTCTTGGAAAGTCAACGTTTTTAAATACTCTTTCAAGGCGGCTGTGAAGGCTTCTGTCACCAATGCCGCCGTTGTTTCGGTGGTCAATTCCAATTTCGCTGTCACCGCCACGTTAAACGCCACGGCTGCTTCCACTGTGACAAACGCTCCTGCAGGCGCAGCTCCTTCGCCCATGCCCGGCACTGGATCAATGTAGTGCTGAACCTGTTCCACCAACACGGAAGTCGGCGGGCGGTATTCGGCATCGACAATCACGATGCGGATGGTATCTGCCCCGTTCCAATTCGGGAAAATCCGGACAGCTCCAACACCGCTGACTTCCCGAGCCCATTGCCGGTAATGCGCGACATTTCCACTGGCAGCCGGATCAGTCACTCGTTCTTCATAGCGGATTTTCAGATCTGTATCTTCTTCGGCTTCCTGCCCTAAGACCATGACGTCTCCTAAAACGGCGGTTGTCAGCCCATCAATCGTTTCAAGCGGCAGAAGGACCGTGCCGGTTGGGATCGTATTGCCGATGACGCCCACCGTTTCACATTCCAGTAAAGGAGGATTTTCTTGAATGACGGTGAAATACAGGTCATTCGCAAAGAATCGGCTGTCCAGTGCCGGTGCAACATTGAATGTGCCGGAACGGACCGCAGGCGTAGCGACTTCGGCGACCACATCCATTTCAGCCGTTCGCATTTTCAAATATTCGCCTTCACTGGTTGCCGCAAAGGTAAGCTCCAACACTCGATTCAATGACCGGTATTGTTCCGCTGCCTTGGCCGCTGTTTTGGCATAGGACATATACAGAAGCGATGTCTCGCTTAGATCAAGAACCGGATCGGTATCATCAATCATTTCCTGCAATAAGGTTTCATAGGTATATTGTTCAAACATTCGGTGTTAGCACCTCCTCAAATGCCAGTATTCCGGCGACTGTGTCCACTTGGAAGGCGATTTGAAACGTATCGTCCAGGTATTCGATCTCAAACCCGAACACTCTGCGGATCCGTTCATCATAAATGATCGCTTCCTTGACCACCCGTTCGATCTCCGTCATTTTGTATTCCGGTGTGGTGTCCGGATTGGAAATGACGTCATGCAGCTCATTTCCGGTATCGGCTGAAAAAATCGCATGGGCATAGCGGGTAATATTCAATGCCATCATAATGTGTTGCCGCACGGCTTCAAGCCCCGAAATCAATTCCGAGGTCAGTCGTTTTTTTTCAAAATCAAATCGGTACGTTTTTTGTGCGAGCAGAATGGTTTCCAAAGGGATTTCTTCGGTTTCATCTACTTCTTCAATGCTAATTTCCGGCGATAATGCCATCGTAAGCCCTCCTTATTCCCATTGGATGACACGATCTAAAACATAGTATTTGGCGGCATCTAATCCCTGCAAGGAGACCACCATTAATTCATCGCCTGCTTGCAGTTCATTATGAAAGGTGATGCTGTTATTTGTGCCGTTGATCGTCACCTGTTTGGTGTGTTTGGTCAGCGATTCGGGAATGATAAAATGTTCGCCTTCCATAATCAGCTTGTCATCGTTCATCAAGCGGATTTTCAGATTCGGCGCCGGCGTTACCACATCGGCAGGGATCAACCGGACCGGTCTGTTTGCTTCTCCATTTTCCTGCGCCGCTTTTAAGATCGTGCCAAGCATTGTCATCGTGATTCCCCCTTACAGCACCCGTCGGATGTGTGCGAAATGTTTGCCCCAATAGGAATTAGTGGCTTTCGTGTAGCCGTGTTCTTTACATCCACTGCTCCCAAGGCTGACGCAATAATTAGGCCGTGTCACAATCCCAACGTGACTGATCGCATTGGGACCTCGTTCTTCGATTGTGCCTTTGAAGAAAACCAAATCGCCTGCTTGAGCTTCGGACGTTGCAATCTGTCGCCCTTTCTTTACTTGATTGGCGGTGCCATCGCCCAAGTTGATGCCGCTTTTTTGGTAAATAAACTTGGTAAAGCCGGAACAATCCCCCGATCCGCCTGCGATGTTTTTTCCGCCGTATTTGTACGTCAGATCCCCGATGTACGATTTAGCAGCCTTCACCACTTCGGCGGCTTTTCCAGTGGCTTGGGTTGTGCCCGATGCGCCTGCCGATCCGGACGCAGTAGCGGCTGTTGGTTCTTCCACTTCCGGATAATCGTTGGTTTCGATCAGCTTCAAGCTCATGGTGTGACTGCTGCCGGAAAAGGTGTGCGAATCGGTATCGACAAAAAAGGTGCGGGTTAAGCGAAGGTCCGCTATTTTCACATACACGGCCAGTCCGCTTGTCACATCGGCAATGCCTAGCGACTCTATATCCAAGGTTCGTTTTGTCCCTTTTTTCTCCGCCAAGACTTTGTTTGCCCGTGCCTTCAACGCCGCTTCATTCATTTTTTCCGATACCTTTTCATAATGCTGAAGAACGCCGAATTGTTTCTTTCCTTTGTCATCCACCACTGTGACCGTCACCGGTTTGGCGTCATCGCCTGCCCTCATTTTGACTTTCGTCGCTGTTTCTTGAATGGATGTGGTGTAATTGTAATCAATCATGTTCTGCCCAAATTCCAAGATCCATTGAATGTCGGCTTTTTTCAATTCGTTTATATGCACTTTCCCAAGCCGCGAATAGATCGCGTAGCGCTTTTTCGTGGCTTTGTGGGTTTGGATCATGCCCCGAAGCAAAATGTCGTACAGGGCGGTTTCCGTATCCACAAGAAGTGTCTTGATTTTATGAGATGTGTTGGGGAAGGCGGCATGGGGGATCTCAAAGTCTTTGCAGATCCTTAGTGCCACTTCATTCAGACGCTTCCCATTCAAAGAAGATCCATATAATTCTTTGTTCAGCAGGAAATATTGAAGCAGATCAAAGGCGACAATGCTGATCATTCCGCTTTTGCTTCGGCTTCGGTCCATCACCGTGCCCCTAAACTTCTCCACGCCTTTCCATTTGAACAAAACGGTATTGCCTTCAATGACTTGGGGCGGGTTGTGATACCCAGACTTGTCATAAAAGATCGTGGCTTCAATTTTTCGGGCGGCTTGGAAGCGCTGACCGCTCCACACGATTTTTTCTGTCGGGATTTCCAACATTGAGCCCGCCTGTACCAAAAACAATTCCATCATGGGATCGTCAACACCTGTCCGGCATAGATCCATTGCCCGGGCTGTCGGATGTTCCGTGCATCCCGTTTAATGAGCATCGCCTTGTTGGCATTCCAGATCTTTGTCCACTGGTTGCTGTCCTTGTAAAGAGCTTTGGCGATACTCCACAAGGCATCGCCGGATTTCACCTTGTAGGTTTTCGGCTTTGTGGCTGCCTTTTCATCCGGACGTTTGCCGGTGGTACTAGTCGGCTTGCTTTTCTTTTTCGTATCAATTTTTTTCGCTTTGATGAAGGTGTATTCTTGCAGGGATAAGGAATAATTCAAATCCCCGATTGCCCCGCCTTCTTCATTGTGGTCAAACGATTCGATAGACACAGCATAATTGATCGGTGTCCTTGTCACGATGAACCGGCACGGCAGACCGCTTTCCCGCCATCTCTCAATCGCTTCAATGTAATTCCACGGCTTTGAAATCAGTGTCGGGCGCATTTCTGCCAATGACGTTGTCGCTATGCGTGGGAAATACGATGAAAACGTAAAGGTTTTCGCCCCAGCCTTTTGCAAACTGGTCACATCTCCGAACTTCGGAATGTAGACCGTTTCATTATGAGATGGACTGCTAATATCAATAGAGGATGGCAGAATGGGCAGGCGTATTTTCTCGTCTCCCTGTGATAGCCAAAACTCATAAATACTTTTTTTACCCATCGACTGCCAAACCTCCCGTTGCAAAATATTCGTTTTCTAAATGAGTTTCTACCGCTTGAACGGCGATTTTCCCGACTTTTTCAGCGTCCATATCGTTGCTGTAATGGCTTGCCCCCGTGATTTGGACAATCACATCACGGACGCCGCTTTTGACCGTCTGCACCGTTTTGCTCATGACCGATTGAACCGTCGATACATCTTCTTTCGGCAATGTCACCGGCGATTCACCGGCTGCTAGCTGAACAGTCGGTTCCGGTGTTACCCCTAAAGCGTTTTGAGCATAGTCTAGCAAGCCCATAGCGCGGTTTCGGTGCTGTTCGAGAGGGATAATAACCTCTTTCTTGTTTTTCTCCCCTACACGGGCAATGTGTTCGCTTGTGATGACGCCGCCTTTTGCATACGGCTTATACCCGCCACCTTTTTGCATGCTCTTAATGCCCGGATGATTCATGATGCCGCCGTATCGTCCGTCCATATAGCGGATCGCCGCCAATGCTGAATCCAATGGATTTGTCCGGTCATCAAAGCCCGGCAATTTCCACCGTTTGAAGGTTTCTCCGATAATTTGGAACAATCCAATACTAGGATCGCCCCGTTGAGCATTGATGTCCCAATCATTTATCGCCATCGGGTTAAAGCCCGACTCTTTTTCAGCGATCTTCATCATTGGATTCAATAAACTCATAGGCTTTCCGGTCATCATTAACGCCTGCATGATCGCTTGTTGTGCCATCGCTGCGCCGCCGCCACTGTAATTTCCGCTGAACGCTGCCATCAATTCGCTTGCTTTGTTTTTGGCGATGTTCGATACATCCACGCCGCTAAATCCTTTGACAACCCCCATCGCTGACCAGTACCCTAAATCAGCCATAACACGGGAAGGCGAATGGATGCCGAGTTCAGAACGGAACGCTTCTTCGACTCGTTTTGCCAAGTCTCTTGCTGTTTCTGTGACATTGCTTCCCTTTTTGTTCATACCGGTGACAAAATAGCCGATCATGCCCGAGCCCCAACCATAGGCTTTCGGCACAAATTCCCTCATTGGCGATTCGACATGGTTTCCAAGCCATACGCTCATGCCAACTGGAATGGCTTTGATGCCTTCTTTGAAGTTGTACACAAGGGCAGATCCATAAGGACGTGCGCCGGCTGCCGCTGAATTAAGCGGTTGGTACAATTCCTTGCTGATCCATGCGTCCATTGTGAGTGGCGAAGTAGACAATCCATTCATGAATCCGTAAGCGAAAGCGTAGCCGTAATGTTTGGCTCCTAGCGCTGCATTGCCTAATGGGGCATACACTTTTTCCAAGAGCCAATTCGTCACCGTGATCGGTGCGGTATTCAGCCCTTCTGCAAAGCCATACGCGAACGCATAGCCGAAATGATTGGCGCTTGTTGCGGCATTTCCCATCGGCATATACACTTTTTCAGACAGCCATCCCGTCACATTGATCGGGGATGTATTCATGCCTTGAACAAAGCCGTATGAGAAGGCGTAGCCGAAGTGATTCGCACTTACAGCGGCGTTGCCCATTGGTCCGTATACTTTTTCGGACAGCCATGTGACAACGTTGATTGGCGCTGTGTTTAAGCCGCTGACAAAGCCATAGGAGAAGGCATAACCGAAATGGTTTGCGCTTGTGGCTGCATTGCCCATTGGTGTGTACACTTTGCTTGTCAGCCATGTGGCCACTGAAACTGTTGCCCCGTTCAATCCTTTAGAAAAATTCGTGGCAAAAGCTTTACCGTAAGTGCTTCCTTTTTCAGACAAGGCTTTTAATTCTTTTTCCACGCCTGCCATAGCTGATCCGGATTGTCCGGCAGCCACAGGTTTCTTTTCATCACCGCCGCCGAACATGCCGCCGAGCCAACTGCCGAGCTTATCACCGCCGAAGTAGCCTGCTGCCCCACCGACAAGACCGCCGATGGCTGTTCCAATGCCCGGCACAATAGAGCCCATAGCCGCGCCTGCTGCTGCGCCTGCCATGCCGCCGCCAATACCACCAATCGCGCCGCCAATGGCTTGATTTCGTTCTTTGCCGGCAGATGAAGTGAAAATATCGTATGCTCCCAGTGCAATACCTGCAGGTAACAGTAAGCGGCCTGCTCCTTTAGCAAGCCCGCCCAGCTTTCCAAGCTTCCTGCCTGTTTTTATGGCAGCTCCTCCGCCAGACAGTGGACTGTCCTTTGGCGCTTTGATTTTAAAGAGATCCTTTAGCTTAGCTGATAAAGAGCCGACGGACTTAGCGCCATCTTTTGATTTCCTCTCCATTCGGCTCATGCTGTCTGTTACATCGTCAAGCCCACCTTTACCTTTGCCCTTGCCTTTGCCGCTCAAGCCTTTCATAAAGTCCAATGCTTCCCCGAATTTCTTAATGGTCGGGATGACAATTAAAGCAGCCGTTCCTAACGCCACGATAGCCACTGTTCCAATCCCAATAGCCGGACCGAGCACATTAAAATGATCGACACCAAATTGGATGGCCGGCACTAATTTGTCACTGAAAAAACCAACAAAATCGGAAATGGAGGTAGTCATATCCTCGATGGCGGCTTTGCCTTCTGTTGATGCCATCCATGTGTTGAGCTTTTCAGCAGCCGGCACAAGTCCGGTCATGATGCCAATGCCCACTTCACTGATAATCCCTTTCATTTCCCGTCCGGCATCGTTAATCGGTATCATCGGATTGTTTTTGAGCATTTCTTCGTACTGTTTATTTAATTCACCCGTCGCTTTTGCTGGTTCGTCAACCGCCCCTGCCATATCCAAGATCGGCTGTTTGAGATCCTCATATTTTGTTCCGATGAGTGTGGTTGCAAGCGCCGCTCGTTGGCTTTTATTTTCAATTTCTGATAATCCTTTAGCCATGCGGAACATCGCTTCCTGCCCTGTATACGAGCCATCCTGGAAGCCCTTAAACATTTTGGCAGTTTCATCAGCGCCAAGAACCTTTTTGAACGCCGCTACTTGATCATCGGACATTTCGTTACGTTTAAGATTAAATTCACGCATGGAATCAGCCATATCATCAAAATTTCGAGCGCCGCCTTTTGTTCCGGCCACAAAAGCAGCCGCTACTTGTTCCGGTGCCAGTTGCATATCGACAAAACTGGAAGAATATTCATTAAACGTATCGAGTAGATCGTCATATTGATCCCCTGCATTTTTAAATACATAAGCCAAATTGTCTCCGGCACGACCCGAATCCATGTTGAAGTTTTTAATCATGCTTCCTAAAGCACGATCCACTTCGGGTACATCCTTCTGGTACAATTCAGCGATCTGATTAGACGTTACGACGGCTGTCTTCAATCCGTTTCCGCTAAGATCCGTCTGCTGTGCCATGTTTTGCGTAGACGTAGCGACTTCTTCACGGGAATTTCCGACTTTTTCGTTGTAATAAACATCATTCACAAGGGTATTTACGCCATTTGCCGACATGCCGGTAGTAGCGGCTGTTCGGGCGTTTGTTTCAAGTACCGATGCGCCAACCGATGCCGATATGCCGCCCGCCGCTGCCCCGCCTGCCGAGATTGTCAAGGTAAGATCCTTCAATCCTTGCAAACGAGCTTCGATGTTTTCAATCGCAGAAGTCGCTTGATCATCCACGGACACTTTCGCTTGAGCGTGTGTACCGCTGATTCCATTTGCTTTTTTCTGAACAGCATCCATTTTAGCGGATGCTTTGTCATTTACATCAGCAGTTGCTTTTGCTAGGACTTTTCCATATGCATCTATTTGTCCACGAATTTCTTTGATTTTGCCCGTAGCCCCATCAATCACCGAAAGGGTTGGACGAGCTTTGGATTTATCCAACCGGTCAATTGCTTTGCTGGACGCCTGTGTCATGGACTCTACTTTTTCCAGGCTGCCATATAATCCTTTTAGCTTGCTGGATATATTGTCTTTCATTTCAAACGTTGCGGTTAATTTGGCCAAGTCGTCACCCCCTATTTCTTCGGCTTATGATCCTTGAGATATTTTTCGATGGAAGCGTAGATATATGCCTTCATCCCCTTTGGCATCTCCCACAGGTCTTTCAGGTCTCGCGGCTTCCATTCTCTTTCATGCAATAAAAAATGAGCGTAGACCGCATCACGATCACCGCTCAAAATTAGTTTTTTGCTTCTTCAACAAGATCCTCAAACGTTTCAGTGTAGCCATTAATGCGCTGTGCTGCCTGCAAAAATTCCGCATATTCGCCGCCGACTGATAATACTTTTTTCAAGACTTCCACTGGATCTTCTGAACCGTAGGATTTCCGAAGTTCTGCATCACGGAAGTTTGGATAAACTGTCGATTCAATCCCCATACGGGCGATCCAACGTGGACGGTCAAATTCTTCCCCTGCTTTTTTGCCGTTTTCATAGACAGGTTTGTAACATTCTTTCTCTAATTCTTCAATGCGTTCTGTTGTGATCGGCTTCATGATGAATGGAATGATTTTGCCTTCCTCGTCCACGTAACGTCTTGAAACTGGTACTTCTTCCTCTGTTACCGGTTTTGCCTTGCCTGCTAAGAAAAAGCTCATATCACGTTTAGTTGTAGCTGCCATTTGTTTTTCCTCCTGTTTAATAAATGTTTTTTTAATAAAGGGAAAAGGCGACTAAATAGCCGCCCCTTCAATCAAAATCCTTCTGCTAATTCTTCTGGAAGCTCAATGCCTTCAAATGTGAATGGCAATTCTTCTTCCAAGACTTCGCCTTCTGCGTTCAACCCTGCGACTTTTGCGCTGTCAAAGTTGACGTCGGAAATCGTGACACGTTCCGTTCCACGACCAGAAGCCTTGTCATCCAATACTTCTTGGAAAGTGAAATAAGGATCTTCCCCTTTGTTCACGTAATCCGCCATCAAACGAACGAATTTAGACGTCACTTTGTAGACCACCAATGTGCCCGATCCACTTGCGCCGATGGTTTTATGCCCCATCATGCGGCGTCCAAGGACCGGCACTTCTGTTTTGTTCTTTTCAATCGTGGCTTCATAAGACTTGGTGTACGCCACTTCATCGCCTTCAAAAAACAGGCGACCTTCTCTTCCATTGATTGTATTTCCAGAACGAAATGCCATATCTTATCGCACCTCCATATCGAAATAAAGTTTTTCAGCCGAATCGACCGGCTGTGCGCCAACGCTGATCAAGAATCCATCGGCATCGTCTGTGATCACGATGTTAATGTCTGTCTGCGGATCAAAGTTAGTGAGTGCATTGCCTTCTTGCAGTGTCGTGAGGTATGTAGATACCGCTGACCGCACGATTTGAGCGCCATCGCCATTCACTGGAATATCCTGCCCACGATCTTTCTTCTCTTTGATCAAGGCTTTCAGATTTACAATTAAATCATTGTTGATCGCATCCAAAATACGGATGATTTTATTCTTTGCAAAGCGCTTGTTTTTCGCCGTCGTGAATGACGTGAAGGAGTTAATGTCTTTTTCAACCGAGACCTTTTTATCACGGGGATCAAGTGTCAAAAGAAATTCTCCTGCTTTCAAGCGGGAAATGATTTGGTCATTGTCAAACTTAGGTGTGACGTCCACAGCTCCCTCATATTCTATGAATGTAAGGGATTGATACATCGTCGCCCCTGCGCTTGCGCCTGCTACCCATGCTACATTTTGCGCTGGTGTGAGCGTTTCGCCCGTTGCTAGGATCGGACCATTCGTGACATTGATAATGCCCTCGAAATCGCCTGGATGATTCGGCATAACACCGACCACTTTGATCCCGTGCGTGTCACGAAGTCGTTTGATATACGACACAAACGTCGCTTTCAGCGCTGTATCGCTGTCCAATGGAAGGGCGATAGTATCAAAGTATTGCGTTTCAGCAGCCGCCAAGAAATCAGCGTACTCTTGATTCGTCGTTGTGCCATCAGCACCGCCGGTTAATGTCACGCCTGCCGTTACCGTCAAGGCGCCTGTTCCAGTGAATGCCACCCATTTGTCGCTTTTTAATTCAGCAGCCGTGGCTACCGTTTGTTTGCTCACTTGCGTCACGCCGAAATAAACCGTTACATCTTTTTTCGTTGGCTCAAGCACGTTGTCTTGGATCACAATTTTGATGGAGTTCCCCAATGCGCCGCCATGAGCTGCCGTAGCTGTGACACCTGTTGAAATTGTGCCTGTTGCTTTTGTGCCGGTATTCAATCGGTATACAAGGACCGTCCGAGCTTGCTTCTTCGCTTCTTTAATCAGCAAAGCAGAAGAATCAGTAATGTCCACGCCGAGCTTGTCAAAGAAATCCGATCCCTCTGTGATTTCCGAAAACGTTTTTGATGGTCCCCATTTCAAAACAAGAGGAAGGACGACACGCCCTCTTACTCCGACTGCTAAACGGCTTTGAGCGGCTGATGTGAACCGGAAGTAAATACCGGCCCGTTCTTTTGGTACTCCTGGCGTAAATGTTCCGCTAATCATGGTTATTTAACCTCCTTCTTCAAAAACGCTGTAATGCGCTTTTTGGCTTCTGTTTTTGTGATTGCTGCTTCTGTTTCTTCTGCAAACACACCATCGAAAATCTCCGGCTTTACGCCAAATAATTCACTGGCATGTTCTCTTAATTGATACAAGGGAAATGCGGTTTCTGTTTCTTTTACGACTTCATTCTCTTTCGCTGCCATTATTTCACCCCGCTTTCCACTTCAACTCTAGTGAACGGTTTAAATTCTTCCTGCTCATAGTAATAGCGGCTGTCCCATGTTAAAACAATAAGGGCCATGCCGTTGCTTCCTTGCCTTGTTTCAATTCGATTTAAACGTACATATTCGCCTGTAAGCACTCCCTTTGGACTCAGGATAGGGACAAGCAGGCGCCGGGAACGAATGGCGTCCGCAATCCGCTCCGCTTCTGCATGAGCCTGCAGTGTGCTTTTGTGAAAGAGCTTGACGGATAGGCTGTACGTTTTTTCGAAAGTTGACAGTGTGCCCGGACCATCAAACGAAAAAGCCGGCGGAAAATACATGGATGGCACAATCAGCTCTTCCGGTACTTCCTCATCATAGAGTTTTACCGGAAACAGCTGATAAAAAGAGGTTCTGATCGATAACACTTCCGGATTCATCGTGTACCCCCTAACGAGTCAAGCCATCTCTGCAAGCGTTTCTCCAGGCTCTTATCAAATATTTTTTCAAAGATAGCCATGGCATTATCCCAATAGCCGGAACCGTCCACCCATTTCACCTTTAGCAGCATGCCGCTTTCCCGCTCGCTCGGATCATATTCAAAGCGGTCCCCTACCCAGCGGCCCGGTACCCAGCGACGGTCTTTCCCGGAATTAAGATCAACCGTTGTGTGCCCGTCATTAGCAAAAGAAGCATAGGTAATGTTTGTGCCGACTTCAAGTGTCAGACCGCCTTGTGAAATGCTCCAAGTACTGTCACTGTCACCGCGATTAAATGAGTTCAGCAAGCGGCGGGTATCGACCGTTTCGGTCCGGATGATCTCGTCTTGAATGAGTTCTAAAAACTCCATGCCGGACGCTTCAAGCCACAGGGCAAATTCCTTTTTCACTTCCGAGTTGGCTGCTTTTTCAACCTGCTTGATAAACTGCTTTAAGCCCTTCATTTTCACGCTCATAGCCGCACACTCCCTACTGCCGTTACTTCCTGATGGTGATTCCTAATCTTCCGCGGCTTCTGCAGAACAAATTCCACGCCATCCCATACCACTTTGTCATTCAAGCGGATGTCCTCATTCGGCAAAAAGTGAACCAGATAACTTTGAAAAACTGCCTGGGCAGGCTCTCCCTGCACGACCGATTGATTTTTTTCGGTAAAATAGCAAGGAACTTCTTGATCGATCGGAACTTCCGAATAGTCAGGCTTTTTCACAATAGATGCGGCAGGCAAGCCATACGTCGGCGCGCCATTTTCCTTTGCTTCAAGCCGGAATATGTCACATCGATGAGTAAGCAGCTTTTTGTAACTCATAGCGCCCGTATCCTTAACCGAACATTGCCTGGATCAACCGGCTCTTCTTTTTTAATGAAGGATTTGAGCAATCCGGACACATCCGGTTTTGAATTGGCACTCGTTTCAGAAACGGTATAAGAGTAGTCACCGATCTTTTCACTCTTAATTCCTTTTGCAAGGGACTCATCGGAATTCGTGAGCGCGTAATATTGAGCCAGCTTTAACAAGGCAAGCCTCGCTTTTGGCGGAAGCGGTACATATTCTTCACCCGTAAAATCGTGACCAACTATCTGTTCAACTTCTGTTTCCGCTTCTAAGATATCTTGATCTAGCAGCTCCGTCGGCCGTTCTTTCACCACATCAAACTCCGTGTAGCTTGTTAGATCGGTCGGATCGATCAGCATGGCTGTCACTCTCCTGCTTCATCTTGAAGCTTTAAGATCAGATCGATGCGCTCGTCCTCATTGTTGGTGTCAGATGGATCGCCATTGAGTAAAACAATGACCTCTTTTTGCTGTTCAGCATTCAATTTTTTCAGCGACGTCTTTGTATGTTTCTCACTAGAAGGCAGTTCTGCTGCCTCTGATTCAACCACTTCAAAATAGCCCGTTTCCATAATCTCGTCGGCTTCTTCCTGCGTTTTGGCGATAACAAAAGGATTGCGAGCATCCGCACTCACAATCCCGCTATACGACAACATATTTTTCAGCTTTAACTTATAAGCCATTGTTTGCCCTCCCTATTAGGCTAATCCTTTGATAAGGACCGCCGCGTCTTTTTCCTCAATGACCGGATCGAAATCCAAATGCACGACGTAGAAACGCTTGTCCTGCATAATGGCATCTTTGCCTTCAGTCGTTTTACGAATCTTTACATCATAGGAGTTCACAACGATTAGGTTCTTTGGATTCACTAACATAATCTGATCTGCTGGCATTCTCGGAACGGCAACAGATGGAATGCTTGCTGGTGCATTCAGAATGGATTCAGACAAGCCACCACCATTTTGAATGCTTTGACTGAGCAAGTACCGCTCCCATTTTTGTTTCATGGAAGGAGCCATCAACCAGCGCAATGTACCGTTATTATATTTATCCGGCAATTGAGCCAAAGCATCATAAAACACATTCAGTGAAATAGCTCCCGCTTCTTTCGCAGTGCGGTCCTCCACATGGGAGCCTGTCGCTAATTGTTTCAACCATCCGTTATTGATTTTCAAGAAATCATAGTCTACATCGGTATTCAACGTCGCTTCATCACCATTTAAGTAAAGGTCTTCAAGATCAACGCCAAGCTGTCGTGTCATAAGGCTAGTAACTGTATCTTCAAAGCCCTGGCCCTCGATGTTTTCACGCAGCGATTCTTCTGTAATTTCCCAAGGAAGACGTACAGCTGTAGTCGCATACTCTACCTTGCTGAATTTTACTTCCTGGCGGTTTCCATCATCTGTATTCTCTGTTTTTTTACGAAGAATACGAGAGTCAATACCGATTTTATCAATTTCTCCTGTTTTGGCTGTTCGCATTTCTGTACGGATAAGACCGCCAAGCACTGTTGCTTCAAATGTCTGCTGAACGAATTTTTTCGACTGCTCAGGATTTAACAGCCCGGAAGTAACCGTACCTGTTGTAATTGTGTTTTTCATAATCGCTTGATTAGTTGGCATGTGTGTTCCTCCTTATAGGATTCCTTTTAGGAAATGTGTTTCATTTTCATTTGGCGGTGGATCTTCATGAGACTGCTTTGTAATACCGCGCGATTTTTCCAAAGTTTCTAAGCGGCTGGTGATTGGCTCAAGGCTTTTCGCCAGGACTTCTGCAACCTGGTTAAGTGTCTCGTCCTCTCCGGCTGGTGTAACAGCTGTTCCTTCTTCTTTTTCAAAAGCGGTTAGTTTGTCAGTGATCGGTGTCAATGCAGCATCAATCATTTTCTGGATGTCTTCTTTTTTCACTTCTTCTTCCTCCTCATCTACTTCCGCTTTCAACTCAGCCAATGCGTCGTAAGCCGCATTGATCTTGTCCATACGGGCAGCAGAAATCTTTTTGCCGGCTTTTTCAATCGTTTCTGGCGGCTTGCCGATAGCTTTTGCAATGTTTTCTTCAAGCAAAACTGATTGAGCAATATCTATGAAGTCCTGCAGCGCTTCACGGATTTTTTCCGGATCCGACTCCATATCCTCGTCGTACCAGCTATCCCAATTAAAGATTGCCGAATTAAGCGCATCCTGGGCCGCCCAAAATTCCCGACGCCGACGATCGCGGTTATATTTATCCGCTACTTCACCTTTTTGAATAGTGGCACTGCCAGTAAAGAAGCTTTTCATTGCAGTAAAAAAGCCTTTTACTTGATCGTCATTTGACGTAGTAACAGGCTCTTGTGCGTTCTTTTCAATTGTTTCAGCTTTACCGGCCATCGAATAGCCCGTAATATTGCCTTTTTGGATTTCTTCCCAAATTTCATCGGACGCTTTTGTGACCATGATCCATGATCCCTTTGTAATTTCCTGCTCTCCAAGTGTGAAGTCTGCAGGGGCGATATATGACTCAACCACTTCACCCACACCAGCTTCGAAGTTGTGCTGCTTGTCAATGTTGCGGGCATCCTTCATAAATCCATGAGCAGCTTTCTCAATCTCCTCAGCTGTCATAAAGTCACCGTGAGCATCTTCCACGTTCGGCTCATATACAAGCCCGTATACGAGCTGCTGTACCGCTTCCTCTTTATTGATAAAAACCTTTATTTCCTTTTGAAACGTTGGCGCTGACTGATCAGCTGATTTTGTGAAGAAAAACTGCTTCTGATTAGCGGCTTTATCAACGTAAGACACATGTGTGATTGTTGCGTTTACTAATTCTCTTGGCATTTATTTTTTCACCTCCTTTCAGTTTAGTTGAATGCTCTTATGTTTCTTGTACATCCAATTCATTTCTTTGCTCCTTTCCAAGTTTAAATACATTCATTTTGATTATTTTAAGTCAAAAGAAAAAGACCGACTTTGTCGGTCTCCACTGAATATTTTCTTTCTCATTTCAGCTAAATTATAGAAGCTGTTAACCTTTTATGGTAGAAGAACCTACGGCCCTAGAGAGCGTAGATGTAATCGATACGTTATCAAAGCTAAGTCCCAGCTGAACGGCAGTCTGTGCTACTTCTGGCCGGATTCCAGAAAGAGTTGTCTTCACTCCAATTAAACTTAGTGCATCAATTAGCTGAAAAATTTGGTGGGCTACCATGGTATCAATCATCACTACGCCGGATAAATCTATGAGGAGGTGGTTCACCCTTTTTTCGGAACATTGCTCCAACGTCTTTTCGAGTATAAGCTTCGCTCGTGCTGTATCAATGTCACCTACTAGTGGAAGCAATCCTATACTGTTATTAAGCTTGATTACTGGTGAGCTTAATTCATTAATCATTTCCTGCTGGCTTTGCAACCTAGTGTTTGAAAATTCATGATGTTTTTCCATGAACCAGGTTATAACGTCATCCATCGTTTCTAAAACGGTTTGGTTCCATAAATCAATCTTTTCCTGCGGATATTTTCCTTCATGTAGAGAGACAAACTCTTTTATTAATTTCAAGTACTGATTTCGAACGTTAAAAAATTCTCTCACGATAAAATGAATAGGCGTTGCCAAATGTTGCCCGTCGTTTGCTAAATAAGTTAGCCACTCCTCAAGCTCCCGTTTGAACTTGGATTCTTCCTGAAGAAACAATTGGAAAAAATGCCTATGAAATTCATAATTTTGTGTTTTTAATACTTTAACATCTTCTGGATTAGTACTGGAATAAACCCCGAACGCTTCACTTTTGTCTAAGGTTTCATACCATTCCTCAGTCACTTTCCATGCTTTTTCTAACAGATACTCACCTAGCTCTTTATTTCTGTACACCTTAATTCCCTCCATGACTTGTCGAAAATGGTCTCTTATCTTAAGGATTATTCTAACCTAACGGGGAAAAAGTAGCTATTTCTCAGCCTTCTCTAAAGCTTGGCGCCGCAATTCTTCTTTCTCTTCCTTGCTCAGCCCTAATATTTCCTCATTTACAACAGGTGACAGCACACAATGGCAATTCACCCGCTCGCCTGCAGGTAAAGAAGTGTCACGCGGATGATCGGCGTCATGTCCATTTACATCAAACATTTCATCAACATCGACTTCTTCTCCATCCAGGTCAACATGCGCTTCACGCGGATTGTTTTTCTTGCTGCCTGAATGCCTCCACTGCTTCTTTTCGACTGCTGGGCTTTGCCGGTATGATTCCGCCTGCGCAACAGAAGAGGCAGTCAGTATTTCGGTAATAGCTGTTGTACGTGCTCGCTTCCGATCAAACTGCGGCAGATCCTTTATAGCCAGCTCGGCGTCCTGGATAGATCCACCGTCTTTAATAACCTTTTTCAATTCTCTCTCCAATGCATCATGAGAGTTCAGCTTCATCAGCTTACCTAAATCAGCGGACCATTCTTCAATCCATGTAACGGATCGGTTAGACAGAACCTCAAACGGTACGTCTTTATCGAGGGAATCCATCAGTTCAGCGGCAAGCCCTGCTACTGTCAGCTGCAGAAATTCCGATGTCTCTTCTTCCATCTCTTCTTCAAACTCATCAGCGGCAAACAGATCACCTGTGAGATAGATCAGTAAGGCGGCAAGAGTAATATCCTTGCTGACAAATGATTTCATGCCATCCAAAAAATGCTTCCGCTGTTTTCGTAGAAGCTTGGCCACTTTCTTTTCATAATCCTCAACAAAGCCTGGTATTTGCTCCAGTCCGGGGAAGTCTGGTACAAGGTCCGTCAGCTTTTCCTCGTCCTCTTCATCCGCTTTTGCAATATACTCATTCAGGCTTTTTAAAAGTTTTTCTGCCTTGCTCATGACTGTAGCTCCTCGAGCATATCGCGCATATCCTTCATAACGTTCAGAATATCCATATCCGGTGCCGCTTTCGATTTCATGAGAGCTGACAGCGGGTTCGTTTGCTGTGCCTGCTGTAGTGCGTTCATAACCACCGGGAAAGGCACGTTATAATCGTCAGGGAGCGCTTCAAGGTCTTTCCCTAACAATTCCCCCAGCAAATCCCTTAAATCGTTAGGAACAGCCGCTCCGCCGGTTATAAATGGCGCTAATGCTTTTGCCGTTTCGATCGGATCGCCGAAATTTGGTCCTTTTAGTGCTGCTTCCACTTGGTAAATCTCTAAATCGGGCAGAAAAAGCGTGTTCAACTTCCCCGTAATGGCTTGCCTCTCTGGCTCAAAGACCTGCTCTTCTGTGATTTTACGGGCCGTGTCTGCCGTTGCTTTGTTATAATCCTTCGATTCACCGGTATAAATTGGCGGCAGACGAAAGGCTGAACGCAGCTTGTCACGGCTTTTTGTATCGTATTCAAGAAAGAGAGCGTCTTGCTGCAGTATTTCAGCCAGTGATTTAATTTCTACCTTAACTGGCGTAGTAGATTCCTCACCTGGCTTAATCCCATCCTGTGTAATCCCTTCTGCTTCAAGGACTAGAAACTTATGCGCATTTTCAACGCCTTCAATCCCATTCATGTATTCTTGCAGATGCGTATACGATTCATCTGTTAGCATTCCGTTTGAAATTGTAATGGCAGCCGGTGTGTGCCTGCCCTGCTTAAAATACAGATAGTTGAGCTCTTCCGCTTTACGGGCACCGTACTGGTGGACGATATGCCCGACCCATCGCGGAATGCCATACGTACCGCTCCCCAGCTTAAAATGAATGATTTCAGAAGCAAGCAGGTTTTCCGGTGTACTCTCATCAAATTTTCCATTGGTGAGATTCATCGGCCGTGGATCTCCGTACTCTTTAAAATAAACTTTCTTTCCATTGATCATTTGAACGAATTTACGGAAGCGGCGCCATCGCTTGATTTTTTTGGGCTGTCCGTTTTCCGTAATGGTGTATTCGACTTCCTCTGGTACCGTCCGCTTGCATACCCGGACATATTGGCCGTCTACATATTCCATGCCCACCGGTCGATTTAAGCCATCCCGCAACATCTCAACATAGCCGTTACCCATTTTCTCGCGGTCTTCTAAGCCATAGCCAAGGATGGTTTCTGCTTCTTCATCGTAATTAAGATACCGGTAAACCTCTTCCAAACGAGTCCATTCAGCATCTGCCGTTTTCTTCCGCTCGTCCGGTGTATCTTTCGCATTGTAGTCAAACCGATATTCCGGCACCAGGCCAAAGCCTAAAATGTTCACTCGGTAAGCTTCTACGCATTGCTGCAGAATGGTGGAATACTCCCCAATCAGTTTTAATTCAACCAGGTTGTATGGCGGCGGAATAATTTCACCATCGTAAGTAAATGGATCTTCATAAATTTGTTTCGTTGTGGAAGAAACATTTTCCGCTTTGATTACCCGGGCTTTCATTTGACTGGCCACAATCATCTACCTCCTTTCTCTCCGCGGTCTTTCACGGCTTGGCCGGTCGCGGTCTTTTTTATCAGTTCCATATCGCTTGTCGTACCACTCAAAATAGCGTGCCGCTTCCTGTCGAACCTGCAGCGCAATTGCATACGCCATAATGCGGTCATCGTGGCAGCCATTGTCCGCTTCTTCTTTTCCGTTATTGTCAATCAACGTTAAGCACTCTTTATACAACTCAAGGTCATATATCGGATACAGATTATCGCGGATGGCTTCTTTAAAGTCGCTCATCATGACCGGCCGGGTTGCTTTATTCGTATTCCAGCCATAATCCCGCTTGTTATACACATACATAAGCGGATACTTGCAGGTGTTTTCTAATGTGTTGAGCACCGAATGTCCGGTGTTGTTTTCCTCTACCGCTAACAGTGCGGTGTTGTAATACCTGCCCAATACATCAAGCCGCTTCCCATATTGATCCGTGTCCCAGTGGCCGTGAAGAACAGCGCACATTTCGCCAGTCCGCCATTCAAGAACATAGGCGGCTTGATAATCGCCTTTTTTCGACGTTCCCTTTGAGGTATCCGCACCGATCACATACCGCTTGCCTTCTTCTGGCAAACGAAAAAGAAGCAGCTTCCCGTTTTTCTTTTCGGAAATATGCTTCTTTGGTACATCGATATCGTAATGAGCTGGCTTTGTTGTGAACCGGTCCATCTTCCGCTGAATCTCTTCATTGTCAAATACACCCTCACCGGACAGCAAGAATGCTTCTTCCGGTACCGACGGATATTCCTGGCGAAACTGCCGGACATCGCCATTAAAGTCATTTCGAATGGTATAGCGGCGCCATTGCAGCTGCTCGTTATCTACTCCGTACCGCTCTCTTAATTCTTCTTCTTCCGTAGTCAGATCAAATTCATCGGGTACCGGCATGCGGTAAGTCGGCATGGCAAACCACGGGAAGAACAGCGGTGTGTATTCATTTTCGCCTTTTTCGGCGCTGTCCCACATTTGCTTGAAGTCTTCCATGCCGTTTGCTGTACTTTCGATAATGCCGATTGTGCCCGGCTCCTTTGAGAGAGCAGCAAAAAGGGAAGTGGAATGCTTTTTCTTTTTACTGGCTGGCCAGAACGCGTATTCAGAAGCATGCAAGTAATGGATTGTTTCAGAACGAGCCAGGACTTTATTTTCCGCTGAAGCAACGGTGATTTTTGATTTTAAGCCCGGATTCTTTTTCCGTTCGTCCTCTTTAATAGAGGGATTTTCAAACGTTAAGCGGCGCGCATTGTTCCGCTTACGCATTGGCTTGATATGATCCGGTATATTCTCATAGTAGAGACGGAACATATCGTATAAGTTTTCAGAAGCGGATGAATCCTGCGCCACGATGAAAGCATTTTTCGCTTCCTGCAGGGAAGACAGGTAATAAATAATTGCTTCTGTAACGGTTGAGAAGCCCATTTGGCGGGCTTTAAGAATGATGACACGTACAGGCTTACCCGCTATAAGTCCTTTTAAGACGATGCGTGCAAACTCCCTCTGTGCCTCATTAAGCAAGAATGGAGACAAGTCACCTTTCTTGGTTTTGATCTTCAAGCACTTATTACAAAAGTGCTCAAATTCATTCAGCGTGAGTTTTAAATCCTTCACACCGGCTGGCTCTAATATGTCCAGTTTCCGCTCATGCTCTTCTGCCAAGCGGATGTACGTCAGGTCATTCCATTTATTTTCTTCTTTTGGTGCGGATACATCGGCATCCGCTAAAATTTGTTTGTGAATAGCCGCTAACACATTAGCCGTCACCCCTTATCAATTCCTGCTGCTCGACAATCTTCTGCATCCGGGGATTTGCCGCAATCTTTTGAATGGCTACCAGGTAGGCATCTGGAGAAGCTTCTTTAAAAATGTCCATAAAAATAGAGAGGTACTCTTGAATTAAGCTAAATTCAAAAGCCTTTCCTCTCATTTCAGCAAGAAATTTGCTGTTTTCCCGCAGCTCCCTGTTGAGTGTCGCAATTTCAAGCACTTTCCGCTTCATTTCTTTTTCAAACGTTTCCTGCCATCCTTCAAGATATTCGAGCGGTACCACGCCTTCATCTTCATGAACGGTAGCAATCTTATCGATCAGCTCATCCATCCGGTCTTTAAAATATTCCGGCAGATCATCCAGCAGCTCAAATCGTTTAAACAGGCGTTCTGTGGTTTGATATTGCATTTGGATAATATCAAACTCCTGGTTCACTTGCTTTAAAATCCGCCGCTTATCCTCCGTAGCGACAACCCTTTTCCCTTGCCGCTCATGCTCTTTCAGCATATCAATGTAGCGGGAAACAGCTGTATGAGAAATTTTCTCTCCTGCCCATTCGGAACACTCTTCTGCAATCTGCCGAATGGACTTAGGAGGAGCAGAGCGGATGCCTGCCTGCACAATCTCCTGGCAGCCAAATTTTTCGATTTTTGTTTGTTTGGCCACTGTAACGTTACACCTCCTTTTTTGTAACGGCTGTAACGGTTTTTTAGCGTTACAAGCGATACAGTCTCCGAGACATTAGATGAAGTAATTTTTTCAGCGGCTGTTTCGCTACAGCTTTTGTAACGTTACACTTTGTTATTGAGCAAAGAAAAAAGCACCGCTATGGGTGCAATTTAATACAAAATACTATTTAAAATTGTTATACCACGTATATCTTCAAGAATCTGTTTTGGTACTTTTTTTACAAACTCCTTATAAATTTTTTGATTCGGTAAAATCACATATGCTGATTTTATATCAAATGTAAAATCTCCCTTGACTCTCCACTCTCTTTCATGTGTCCAGTCTATTATATTATTTTTGTCACTTAGATCATACGTTACTACTCGCCAAAGGTCATCAGGATAATTAATTATACCTAAACTTTTTTGTTCATAAATGACAGGACGCCCTCCTCGCTTGAATACATACGGCTTAGGAAGAGCAATTCCATACCCTTGATATCTGACTTTGTTACCTAATTTAGTTTTATTAAGTTCTTCATGACGAACATTTTGACTAACACCATATAAAGGGACGTCTTGAAAGCATACTGCTTTTTCATGTCCACTTATAAATCCTGCATTATTACTACCAATTAATTTTTCTTCCGTTAAAATTTTAATAAGTATATCTACTGCTGGTACTGCAATATTACCATCTTTATCAAATACCGACCGAGTAAGATGTGTTAAGAAAACACTCATATCAGATCTTGATTGGTGTCGGTTTTTCCATTCTGTTTGTGTATAAGGCAAATTAGACCCTCCTTTTCTCTTTAAACTTTATTTTTCGACAAAAGGAGATAATTTCCTGCTCCATACGTCACCAATTCGATGATATGATTATCCAGGCGAGGTGAACATCATGGAAACGAAACAGGAATATGATTTAAGCATCACATATAATATTAAAGAATATCCAGACATCAAAAGCGGCCGTTGCGATAATTGTGATAACGCTCAATTTAAGAGCTCCATTAAAAATGCTATTTTCTTACGTGAGTGCCGAAACTGCGGCATGAAAAAGATTATTTAACCTTGTCAGCTGGCAGGGTTTTTATCGTTTAGGGATTAATTCATTGCCCTTCACTTCAAAATCAATTGTATCCCCATCTACGCCTTGCGGATGAATGTAGATGCTGCCATCCCCATTTACAGATAAAACATGATGATGAATATGCCTTTCTTGATTTTCTTTGATGTACTTTTCTAATGTTTTCATAAAACCTCTCCTTTTAATGAATTTTGAGCAAAGAAAAAAGCACCTTATTAAAAAATAAAGTGCTTAGCCTTTCATATTAAAAATTCAGGTCTTTAATTTTTTTAAAGTGTTTATCGTCCTCTTCTCTTTTCCATTGTTGTTCCTTTGCAATTGTAAACTCTTTTGCAACAATCTGACGCCAAGTATCTATTTGATCTTCTGATTGAAGGATGTATTCAAAAGTTTTGATCCGGGAAAGAGATTTTTTGGCTGTTTCAACCAGATGATCTTTCCCTTTTTCTTCACCAATCTTCAAAAGACCTTCATTAATTCTAATTGCGTTTCCTAAACCAAAAAGGCGATCCTCTAATATCTTTGTAACACGATTAACCAGAGAAGTGATCAAAAAACCTTCTTCTATGTGTTGATTAACTACCAAGTCAGTAATTCTCTTTTCAAGTAGCTCTAAAGAAGGGTCCTCAAGAATTTCTGAGATGCCAATCTCCATGCCTAAAAACGCTACTAATTCAATAAGATCTATACTCTTAGAAGGCAATGCTTCATTCCATTCTTCCAATGCCTTAATAAACGTTTCAGTTCTTGTCACTTTTGTCTCTCCTCTCCACATCTAAGTAAAGTATTTCGACAAAAGGTGATAATTTCCTTCTTTATTTCCTGTTAATGCTTCTAATCCGTCCGCTTACCCGCTTTGAGGTAGTCATGTTCTTGCCCATTAATTCTTCAATTTCTCTTGTTGAGTAGCGTTTCTTACGTTTAGGGGGAGCCGCTTTTGGTACTTCTTTTTTCTGGCCAATAGCAGCTAATTTCTTTTTCACATCAGTTGACAGAAGAGCTGCAATTTTTGTCATGATTCTATCTCCTTATGAAAGCACCGCCTTGCGCTATTTGCTTTTTAGATTTTTAAATAAAAATATCCCGTTCATCCACAATCACCCGGGAGGTTGGCCAGGATTGCAGTAACGGTCGCTGTCTACGTCGACAATCGGTTGTTTGCAAAGGACTTTCACACTTTGCATCCCCGTGGCTATCGTACGCAATACAGCTAGACTCCAGTTGTTCCCCCGTAATTTCAGCCGGCAACCTTCATAGTCATTCGATACACCCGAGTACGTCTTGATAAGGGAAAGGCGCTTCTCCCATCGGCTGGCACAGTGTGCGTTACCCGATAAGAAAATGTTACCTTGATTGGGAAAATAAAAAGGTGCCCAAAATGGTACCCGTTTTGTCCGGTTTTTGTTCGCTTTTTGTCCGGTTTTTGCCCGGAAAATTAAATGATGCCAAGAGCCGTAGCAAGGCGGTAAACAGCTGATCTTTTTTTGTCATAGTACTTTCCTTTCTTAAGGCCTAGTTCCATGTAAATGTTAATGTCTTTAGTTTCCTCTGAAGTGAAGTACTTCTTTTCGATGATTTGGCGTTCAATGAAATCCAGGCTTCGATCCAGTGCACGATCAATCTGCTTTACTTTTAATTCGCTCAACTGATCCTGTTGTCTTACTGAAGGGAAAAGGTCTACAATGCCTGCTGCTTCTCGTTCCTTCTTGTTTTCAATTTGCACCTTCAAAGCACGATAATCACGCAGCTCCATGATTATTAAGTTTTGGACTTCTTTTTCATCTATGTCTGTAAAAAGCGTGAGTTGATTTGCAACCATTTCATTCTCTCCCTTGATAAAAAATAAAAAAGAGCACCAAATAAACGCCGCGTGTGCGTCTATTCAGTGCCCTCGGTTTTTCCGTTAAGGCGGTTTATTTATTCTCTTTTAATTACAATGTGTGCTAAAATGATTTTGTATTTCAGCCCCTATGACGTCATCCCCAGTCAGGAGGATGATATGTTTGGAAAATTTAATATTAATCATTATTTTTCCGAGCTGGATTTTAAAAAAGCTGGTTAAGCTTCTGAATCGTTGAAAAGATTCGGACTCTGCTTTAACTCAACTCTGCAAGGTGCTTTGTAAGTCATTAAAAAACTAAAAATTTTTAGTCATTGTATCGTCATGGAAATATGAGGGCGATGACTGATACGGGGCCGACATTCCTCCATTCATGGGGTGAATGTCGGCCCTTCTTAAATAAGTTAAAAATAACGCTTAAAATATACCCCCTGTTTTTAACTTACTCGGTCAACTCACACAAATTTAGGGTCATCTACTCCGTTTTGTATAATGCATATCAAACCCCACGGGCTTGCCGTGCTGCCATACGATTGTTTGAGAACCGTGTCCATATGGTGGGGAATCCACTTTTTCAAGGACGCCATCTTTCACGTAATACGTAGCATTTTCCATCAGATCAATTTCCTGCGTCATTTTAATTTCAGATGTTTCTTTCACAAGGACGCCCCCAGTCTGTTAAAATAAAGTTGCGAGCAATATTTTAAAGAGCCGGGGACTTTTTCTCGGCTTTTTTGTATAAATTTTTCTAGAGTGGTTCATACTGGTACTGACATTTGCAAAACCCAACTTGTACAACGCAAAACCATTTCTGCAGTCAGGTACTTGCCTGGCTGTTTTTTATTGTTCTCTCCAACGCTTCTTCGCCATTTCCAATCGTTCCGGCGTCCACTGCTGCTCAATTACTGCTCCACGATATGCCATTTTTGTTTTCCTCCCGTCAATTCATCAAACCACTGCTTGTCCTCCGTTAAAAGGGCCAGATCAATCAGCATCGACTTATCCCTTATCCTCGTGCTTGTCCCAAAAGTCGCCGACCGGTTCCAGTTGCTCTTCTGTGAAGATGCCGGGCGATGGTTTTTTTAACAAGTAATTACCTTTCGCACTCCAAATCACTTTTGTTAATTCAATCCTGTATCCGTAAAATCCGCTTTGCACGATATTGCTCACATAACCGATGGCTGTCATATCGCCAATTTTCACTGTTTTCCATTCTCCAATGTTTATCAAGTGCTTCACTCCCAATCTGCTATATTTTCATTTTCATCATTTCCTTTTTTTTCTAGATTTATACATCGCCCAATTTATTAGAATAGTTTCATTTGTTCGAAAAACTCCGGTTCTATTGGCTGATCAAAAATGTCTTCTTCCATGACTGAATCTGGTACGATTTCTACACTTTCGATTTCTGTCTCCTGATCTACCAAATCAAAATTCCCAAACCAGTGAACCGGATAACAGGCTAACATCCCTTTTAATTCTGCTGACGGGTACATGTCTACATGTAGACCTGCCCCACGAGCAATGACAAAGTACGTTTTGTCGATCAACTTTTTTGAATGCTCCCCGCACGAAATGAGCTTTGCAGAATAGATTTTATTTCTTTCGATTTCAACCGTTCGTTTTGGCGGCTCTGGCTGCCATTCTGGCGTTTCATTTACTTCCTTGATCTTGTGAAAGTGCTTCTTTTCAAAACAGCCCGTGTGCGCACCTTTCCGTGGGAATCTAGATGCATACACATAATCGGTGCCGGCCGGAAAAAGAAAGAATGTTTCACCGGTTGGAAGTATTTCCGGATCGGAGCATATTCCTTGCAGCATCATGCTTACCTCCTTTCTTAACTAAAAGAACGCAATTTACTCAAAAATACTTATCTGACAATCCACTTTAATGACTGGTTGCTTCTTTTTTTCATGCCATTTGTTTGCTACGACCACACAGCCCTCTGGTAAAAAATCCAGAAGCTCGTGGTAATAACCTTTAAATACTGTGCCACCGCCAGTATTCGATATGAACCATTCATCAGGCGGTTTAATACCGCCCGGACAGCAATATCCGATACAAAACAAAGAATAGGTTTTTCTATTCGGAAACAGCAGTTTATCCCCGTGCTCAAGCATCTTCAACGCTCCTTTATGACGTGATATGGACGTAAGACTGATTTTCTTGTATAAAATCAGTTTCAATGGTTCATATTACTAATGGAAATTCAAATTCCAAAATAGTCTCGATTTCTTAGCTGGGTTCTCAACCCAGCTTTTTTGTGTCATAAGGCTGTCAGCAGAATATGATGAGAATAGGAGGAAGGAAAGCACGGTTAGCCCTTTCTTTCTTCCTCTACATATTGGACGTACTGTTGAATAAAATTTCGAAATTTCAACATGATATCATTAAAAAAGGATGATATCTCAATGGATTTCCCCACAATACATACAAATTTCTGGGATGTTGTCATTGCGGTCCCTGTCGTTCTTATCCTGACGCAGTTAATCAAAATATTTTTTAAGCCTTCGAAACCCTTGGTTCCCTTCATTGCATTGATCATAGGTTTACTTATTTCTGTTTTCATCAGCCACCGAGGGCATCTAGTTGCCGGTATTTTCATGGGCTGGTTTTACGGATATGCTGCAATCGGTTCTTACGCCTCATTAAAAACAAGCATTGTATCGTATTTAAAGAAAGTTCGCCGTGAATAACTTCAATGTACTGTTCATTAAGCAATTTTGCTTTCTTTTCTCATTAACTGTTCAATCAATTTCTATTAATTAACAAATGCCTGAGTTACTTCATACAATAATCAAAAAATGGAGTTGATCTTCATGGCAAGATGGATTGACGTATCAACATCACAACATCAATTAAAACTTTTTGATGGAAACAAACTTATAAAAGCTTATCCAATTGCAGTTGGGAAAATATTGTCACCAACACCTTCTGGGACATACACGATTATCAATAAACAACTTCATCCCGGCGGACCATTTGGAGTGCTTTGGATGGGATTGTCAAAACCTCATTACGGCATACACGGAACAAATAACCCAGCTTCAATTGGTAAGAATGTCTCACATGGATGTATTAGAATGTTTAATCATGATGTTCTAGAATTATCCTCTAGCGTTCCGATTGGCACTAGGGTTTCTATTCATAAATGACTCTGTTAATCTCCTCCCTCTGCTACATAGTTTGCGTCAACTGCTGATCACCGCTTGCACTGATCCGCCATGTCCAAGTGCATTTCTGCCCGGACTAGGTTGCCGGCTTTTTCGTGCTTGGCTGCCTGCGCTATGTGATATTCGTATTGAGACATTATCGTTTTCTCCTCCATCCTGCTTTCGTGTATTCCATTATGGTTACTTCCTGCCCGATCGCCTGCTCAAGCAACTTACGCCGGAGTGAAAAGTCTCTGGAAGCTGGTCCGCCTTTCACATCAACAATCTCTGTCCGGCCATTCTTCCAGTAAACTTTGAAATCTGCCGTGTATTTCGCCCCTGCCTTCGTTTTTGAGCCTTTTCCGGAACAGAGAGAACAATTAATCTCGCGTTTTGTTTTCGTGCTGATTTGGCGGCCTGAGCCCTCACAGCGACGGCATATTACAGAATACGCTGGAATAATCTCAAATACCGGCTGCACGTCGACTTTTCCGACTGCTGGATCTGCGAGAAGCTTCATGTAATAATCCGCCTCGGATCGGCTATCAAATTGAATCCCGTATGCGAATGTTTTCTTTGCGTTCCAGTTACGAGGCGTTTTCGATCTTCCCATCGTTCAACACCTCATCGATCGTCAATTGATTCCGTTCAAATTCAGCCTGTGCTTCTTCCTCAGCCTGCTTTTTCTTGCAAACTGGACCCATACCGGCATCCATGCTCTTTTGCGATTTCAGAGGGCGGTTACAGCGTTCACAGAGTTTCATCAACCACAATCTCCTTCACCATTACTGCAGTAACTTTTTCGACCTTCGTCGCATTGTTCGCCTGATAGCCAGCCATAAGCTTTTCGCGTTCCTTGAAAGACGGCTTTTCTAGCCCCGTGTGCTTATTTAAAGCAAGCGCCATTTCATACGTTTGTGGTGTGTAATAATCCATCAATACCACGCCCCTTTCGCTGTATACTGCCGTTTCTGCCCGTTTACAAACTGAACATCAATGGCTGCTTCCTGCGGGTTTGATTGAACCTTCACAACACTTCCAAGCCCGTACTGGTCACGCTCATTGCTTTTTAACGATGACAAGTGCTTTTGATGCGCCTTGATAAACAGCCGGCGTTCAGCATCGGATAATTTTTCATAGCCTGCGATTGGTGTCACGCTGTTTTCCTCCCTTGAGTTGATAAATAGGTGTCGAACATCCGGCGGCCAGCCATAACCTCTGCTGGATCTGTTTTTCCGAAAGCGACGAGTAATTCAACGAGTAATTCAACCGCATTCAAGACTTTGCCGGTGTTCTCATAATGATTTTTCAGCAATTGATAAACGTTTGAGCGGTTCATGGTTGATTGCCCTTTCTGAAATTATTTGCCTGCGGACACGTTGCAAAGTGCGATGTGAAGCCATTTACGACTTGGCCAGAAGCCGTAATGATTGTTTGCTTTTGCATATCTGCCGGCATTGCTTTGCCTGAGTCGGTCTTAATCCATTGAATTTCTGCGCCGCAGCCTCTGCATTTACTCATGCCGCATTACCGTCTGTCTTTTCTTCCGCTTCAATTCGCTTCCACGCTTCATCCAGATGCTTTTTAAAAGCTGCGTCTTTTTCCTGCTGCTGTTTTATCGATAATGGCTTCCGTCCAGCTTGCGGCTGGAACATATACATGCCCGATCCCGGATACATTACCTGGCGAACGCTGCTGGTTTGTAAAATGATTGAGTCTTGGTTAGCCATGCTTTTTTAGCCTCCAGTCCTGACCCTCTGCATCCATCAGGAATTTGTATTTTTCATCACTGCACTGCCCGATTAAACGACTGGCAGCTGCGTAACCGATCTTATCCGCCAAAGTGCCACGGTCCTCATTACTGTTAAAAACAATTGGCATCTGCTTGCGGTACCGCTCATTGATAATCCGGTAGTACATCGTTTCACGGGCTTCCGTCCATTTCGATTTGCCGATATCGTCCCAAATGAGCACGTCTGCTTCGAGCGCCGGGCCAAGCAATTGATTTAGCTGCTCTCCTTCGTCTCCTGACCGTTTCGCCTGCATTAAGTCGTCGATGAAAACAGCATCTGATACGACCAACACCCGAAATCCTGCTTTTAGCAGAATCTTTGAAATGGCAATTTGTAAATGCGTCTTGCCGATCCCGAAATTGTTATGCTGGTTTTTAATTTCCGTCCGGTCCGAAGCTGGCAGTTCTTTTAAGCGCTGCTCACCTACAGAAGCGATAAGACCAAAATTGTGCGGAGGGATGATCTTTTTCTTTCGCCCTTCATTGTCGGTATCAAAGCGGAATAGATTCACATAATCAGCAGCCATCTTTTTCATCTCGCGTTGATACTGTGTGTCTGTAACATAGTTTCCAAAATTCGCTTTCTGGAATTCATCCGGGATCATGGATTGCTTAAAGCGGCGCTTCCAAGCTTTTTGTTCCTTGCATTCGCAAAACGTAGCATATTCTTGCATGATCTCTTTTCCTTTTTGCATCACCGGTCTTTTGCGGAAGATGAGCTCTGTGTCTTTGCAAACAGCGCACTCATACTGCTGTTCATCCGCCCCAGGCGTCTCTAGCGGCTTCGAGGTCTTTAAAGAGCTGCTCTTTTGATTTGCCTTTGCCTGCAGATCCGCCATTACGTCCGCGATACTGGTGAATCGGGGTTGTTCCGGTTTCGCCATGTGGGTTCCGCTCCTTTTCTTGATTTTCGATATGTCTGTCTAAAATGTGCCCCACGCAATAGGAGAGGCTGTTTATGTGGTCACGCGGATGTTTAGGCTGATAGCTATCAAACTTTTCTTTAAGCCATATCAGCGCGTCATTAAGTGAAACACCTTCAGCTAGGATTTCTTTTGCTGATTCAAAGTCATCTTGTGTTGTCAGCAAGCCTTTATTCCTGAGCTGGACATATCCGTTAAGCAGCTGCTGAATATCGTTTTGAGGAATATGTGATATTTCTCCGACTGGAGCTTGTCCAGTCAAATCACCACGTATTGGGTCGGTTGTAGGCACCCCGTCACTGTTTCCTTCGTGCGCGCTATTAGCAGAAGCATTGTATTTAATATTGTTTTTAATCTTTCTTTTATGGGTGGCGGATTGCCCACTAGCACTAGGGGGTGTTTCGCCACTACGTCTAGGGGGCATTTCGCCACTAGTGTCATCTTGACCACTAGTGGGCAAAACGCCACTACCTTTGTAATGTTTGATCGTCCACTCTTCATAGTTTTTATTAAAAGAAACAATTTTTGTTTTCGTTCTAGAGCCTGGATTCAATTCTCTAATCACGTTGTTCTGTATGAGTGTTTTTAACGCTTCACTCACTCGTTTGCGCTCCAGATGTGTGACAGACTCAATATAGGAAAGGGAAAATTCACATTCTTTCCGGTTCCATCCGTATGTGTTCCGCCACAGGGCCATCAGCAGCTTATATTGGTTTTGCGTGAATTGGAAATGCTGAATCACATCCAGAATCTCGTTGGCAATCTTGGTGTATCCGTGCTCCAGCTGAACATCCGCCACCTGTTATCCCTCCTCCCTTTCTCTCTTTTTAAGAACTGCCTGCTTTTCAATCCGTACGAGCACCAGATGCGGGTGAGAGGATTTGAAGTAGCTCCTCACCCACCGGACATACTCATCATTGTTTTTGCTCATCTGCCGGATAAGATCCGGAATGACCATTTTATATTCCATTACTGCTTGCCGAATGGAAGGTCTTCTTCAGCAATGTCGATCGTTTCAAAATCAATGTCTTTTGCTGACGGCTTTTTCGTTTCTTTTTTCTGTTCCGGTTCTGCTGGCGGTGTTTCCTCCGGCAGATCAATCAGCTCATGCTGCATGTCGATTACTTCGCTCATGTCCGGCGCGATTTCTTTTTTAATAGTAGAGTCAGCTTCAACTGTCTTTTGAAACTCAATCGATTTTGGTGCGTATTTCAGCACTTCTTTCAAAACGGTTTTCTTGGCCATTGCGTCATAGTTTGTTTTCCAAGGGCTTGTCCATCCTTTTTGCACTGCCTGGCTGAACTTTTTGGCGTGTTGATCAATGCGTTCTCGTGTCCAGTAGACGAAATCAAAGCCGCCATTCTGCAAGTGATAAACCGCATAGTAGCCAATTGGCTCACCTTCTGGAATGCTGGCCGGCACGTGTTTTAAATCCTTATACAAACCGTACTCAAAAGTTAATTCATCGTTTGGATACACCTCATGGGCATAAATGGCTTTGTACTGACCGCTACGGACTGCTAAATCGATAAGACCTTTATAGGAAAGCTGAAACTGTACCTGCTTGCCGTATGGGATTAAGTACGCCTGGCCAAGTCCTGTATTCGGCTCAACGCCCAGCTGGGCGGACTGCATAAGAGCTGCAAGGAATGACATTTGATCACATTCCAGAAGCTTTGGCGTGGTGCGGACAGCGGTTAAAGCAATGCGTGCCATGCGGTCGGCGTCCATATGTTTCGGAAGAGCCCGCTGAATTTCGGGCCCCATCCGTTTTAATAAGCCGTTCAGTGACTGTTCCGGTGACACTTGTTTCGCTGGCGCATTTTGTTGCTTCTTTGCCAGTTCGTTTTTGATCGTATTATTTGTTGCCACGGTAAAACCTCCAGTTATTTAATTTTGAAAGGACGAGATGTGCTTTGTTTGACGTACGCTTCGTAAATATCCGGCTGCTCTTTCTTGAGCCGGCTTGTATCAATCCGGTTGGAAACCTGCGTTTTCCACGTGATCTTTTGTTCACCGATAAAGGCTGTTTCGTTTTCCTGCATGGCGCCTTTTAACACGTTCTGGCACTCTGTCATTTTTAAATCAATTTCTTTCTTTTCTGCTTCCAGCACTTTGTATGAATCAATGTACACCTGCAGGTCAGACGTTAATTCAATCGTGCTGTCCGGCTCATGCTGCGGGTACATGGCTTTTAGTAAGTCACTGGATGCAACGGATCCATCGAACGGCGGCGGATTATTCGCTAAGACGTGATTTTCCCAAAACTCTTTTTCGATGTTAATGAGATAGTCGATCAGCTCTTCATCACGCTCGATGCGCTTATGAATGAATTTGTTGCCGCCGACCAGTACCGCAATCCACCACGCTTCATAGCCGGTCACGGCCATGTAATGCTGGCACTGGAGCAGATAAGAAGCCGGGATCTCATCGCCTTCCCACTCACCTTTCAGAAATTCGGAAGCTGTTTTGCATTCAAGCCCTTCTTTTTTGCCGGCAATCAGCCGGTCCACATTCGCATAAATGAAGTCGTATTCCGGATGCTTCAAGATCGCGTTTCGCCGGCGCACCTTTAATCCGGTACGGCGGGAAAATTCCTGTGCGACAAGATCTTCATTTAGTACACCAAAATAGGCTGCTTCACTGCCTTCTTCAAATCCGCCTTGTTCATTCACAGTAAAGATTTCTTCTGATTCAATTTGATTCGTTTTTTCAAGGTACACTTTCATCGGTGAACTGTATTTATTGACGCCGGCAATGGCAGCACAATCACTGCCTCCAATACCGTTACGTCTCTCCATAAGCCAGTCATGGCGTGTCAGGTCAATTGTTGAAATGGCGTTCATGTTCTTTGCCAAATTCTTCACTCCCTTGATTCAGTTTTAAATGTGCAGTACAATGGATGTATCTTATAAATTTTTAAACCACTGACTCCTGCTACCAACAGGGGTCTTTTTCATGCTTCCAGACAAACGATGCAGTAATCAGATCCGGAGGCTTTCTTCCGCGCCTGACATTCTTCGCAAAGATCGTTGACTTCAATAAATGATTCATCTTCGCTGGGCTTGTCCATCAATGGGTAGCCTGTGTGCATGATCTGAACAATTTCAGGATGTTCCACACTTTTCATCTCCTTATCCAAGTTTTCTCACTGGGTCCATCGGGATCTGCCTGATCTTCCCGGTATGACGATGTTCGAGCGTGTACATATCATTTACTTTCTTGCAGATCAGCCAGTTCGCTGGATTCAAGTTGTAAGAAGCAATGACCGCTTTTTCAGCGCGTGTTGGATTCTTTCCTCGCTTCATGCTTTCACCTTCTTTCTGATGGATGAAGCCCATCGATAGCAGCCGGAACAGGTACAGGGGGAGAAACCTGATCCGATTGCTATCGACGAGCACCGAAGTGCCCACCCTAAAAATGTGTGATATAATATCAGTAGAATAATTAGCTGTTGATTCGACGTCTGCATTCCTGTGCAGGCGTTATTTTTTTTCATCTTCCTTGTACCGATCCCACACACCTCGGCAGATCCAGCTGATACCGCAAAGACACAATCCCATGGACGTTAAAAGAATCGTTTGTGCTGCATCAAACACCCAATACATGACGTTTCTTCACCACTTTCTCTTTTATTCCTTGCTGATTAAGTCTTTTGACGATCACTTGATATGGTCGGCGACGCTTCCTTGGCTTGTCCTTTTTCATTTCTAAATCCACCCCTTTGCTGTCACCCGACTCAGCGTCTCATCCCGTACAATCTTCGCATCAATTAAGTAAGCTTCGTGCAGATGGATTCTAAAATTAGCTGCCGCCATTTCCATTTCGTTTAGCTCAATAATTAAATCTTTAATTAAATTCTTCTCTCGTTCTGTTACTTGATCTGGAGCTTTCGACCAATCGAAGTAATACATTTCGTCTTCTTTCTCAGACTTGATAATCTTTCTAGCAACATCAGCCCATTCGTTTAGCAAAAATTCTTTGAACGACAGCCTGTGCTGTTCCAGAGCCTTGCCTCTTAAAACGGGTGATGTGAATCCCGAGCTAAATTCGAATATTAAGTCCATCGCGAAAGCTGGGCAATCGCTAAACTGCTTGATCGCCTGCTCTGCGATATCTTTCTGCATCGGACGCCGATCACGTTTCATATGGCTAACGAGCTGTTTTGAAATGTTTAACACATAAGCAATCTGCTCATTTGTGAGTTCTTGGGTTTCAATGAATGTTGTAAGCGCCGCACTGACGCTGGCTGATTCTTTAATAACCAACTAAATTCCCCCTGTCTGTATCTTTTTGTTAATTGGTAGATACAAAGAATGACTGTACAATAAAATTAAGCCGCTTACGGTTTCAGAATTCGTAATTTTCCGTAATCCTGCTGTTCTGCCGGATACAAAAGGACGGGTTTTGATCGTTCTTCCATCCATTGATCAACCATGTCTTTTCGGAAGATCCACTTTCGTCTTCCGGGAAAGCGGAGAACGGGCAGCCCTTCTTCATGAACGTACTTTCTGACCGTCCCAAGAGAGACCCCGATATATTCAGCTGCTTCTTTTGTGTTCATTGAATCTAAGTTATTCATTAAATCACCGCCTTTCGGGGCACCCAATTTTCAACGTAGCGGATTGCCGACTGTAACTCTTTTTGCTTTACATCTTTATAAGAAGAAACACCGAATCGATCTTTAATTTCGCGGTGCAGCTCCTTGAATAATCGCGGCCGTACAGCTGGGTCTGATTCAAGCGCATAAATTTTAATCGCAACAGCTTTTTGTAAGCGACGCTGCTCGCCGGATGTGAGCGTGATCTGCTCTTCAACTTTTGTTTCAAGTTCGGAAATTTTTACGGAATGTGTATTAACCACTTCCTGAATTTGATCTTGGCGTTCTGCCGTTTCAATGGTCAGCTTCATGGATTGAATTAATGAAGTGCGTTCGTCAAGGACATGAACTTTATTTCGAAGTTGCTCTTCCATTTCGTTAAACTTTAGAATGAATTTTTCTTTATACTCGGAAGCGGTTTTTCCTGTGTAACCCATCACTAGAAAAGCAAGTCCGTCACGCTTGATTAAATATTTGTTGTAGACTCGGTTCCGTACATCTGTGTAATCAACCAGCGCAAAATTGCGCCGATTAAATTCTTCACTGCATTCAAGATTTCGGATGTCGCGCATTACATCTTTGTGTTGTTTTTCGAAAACTGCTGCGACCGTCAAGCTGTCTGTAAGTACACTGCCATTTTGGATGAAAACAAGTTGATTCAATGCAATTCCTCCTATCCGTAATATGTCGATACTTCTGAAAGCAATCGACAAAACTCTTTTTGTTCTCTATTAAGAATATTTAATTCTCAAATGGGAACAATGTTACGACAGCAAATTTCGCCGTTTGAGGAAGGTGAGGCCGTGGAGCGCCTCTATTCTGGATCACCTCCTTAGCTGACTTCTTTAGTATTTTGTTCCTTTAAGGAACATTCATTTTTAAAAAAAAGAGTCCATTCAAAACTTAAAACCTTAGCAATTCTTTTAGCCACATTAACACTTGGATTTTTAATTCCTGCTTCAATATTAGTGTAGTAACTTCTCGAAATTTCTGCTGCTTCTGCAACCTCATCATGAGTCATATTTGTTGAATAACGTGTATTTTTAAGCCAAGTACGTTCCAATATTATCACCCCCTTTGTTCCTTCAAGTAATTATCTTAAGGTTATTATATGTTCCTTTAAGGAACTTGTCAACGTAAAAGTTTCTTTTAGGAACATTTTATAAAAGTTTCTCTGGGAAACATTATAATTAAGATGTATTCCTCAAGGAGGATGTAAAAGATGAAACAATTTGCAAATAGATTGAAGAAGCTAAGAGAAAGCAAAAAAGAAACGAATCCTACTTTTACACAGAGTCATGTTGCTGAGATTTTAGGAGTCGCACGTACCACTTACACGGCTTATGAAAACGGTACAAAGCAGCCGCCAATGGAAACAGTAATCAAAATTGCTTCTTTATTTGAAACATCTGTTGATTATTTATATGGGCTGACAGAAACGAAAAATAACTCGGTTCCTAATGCTGAACCTACCGATGATGAAAAAGAAATGATGGAATTTTTCAACAATCCAAGGCTAAACCTTTTCTTTAAAGAAATGGCCGATTCACCAGAGGAACAACTTGAAGAATTACAGGAGTTCTGGGAGATCATCAAAAAACGAGGATTAAACAAAAAATAACACGCTGCGGCGTGTATTTATTTTATAATCATATTAGTACTTTTTTCTTGCTACATATGAATTAGCAAATAAAAAAGATGTCCAAGAGGGGGAATGAAGGGGAAAACAAATTTTCTCAACTAATTAAAGAGAGCGACAGTGTTCATATTTTTATGGCATGACTGAAATGCAACCTTATATAACTAACCTTGTTTCATATATTCTTTCGGCCATTAAGCAAAATGAATACTCAGAAATCGTTGATCTTATTAAAAGACAGAAACTTTATCAATAAATTTAAATTACATAAAGAATCTTTAGGAGTGTTTATAGATGTCTCAACAGAAGTTAAATAGACTCATGAAAAAATCTAAAACCCTGGAAGAGAAGCATAAGAAGCTTAATAAGGAAGTTTCAGACTTAAGAAAAGCTAGTAAGCCTTTATTAGAGCGACCTTGCTCTAAATATAATAAAAGGGATCTAGTTTTAAGAAAAACTGTAGTCGATCCAGAATTCGACAGAAAAACTGTGCTAACAGACTCTCATTGGCATTATATTGAGCTACTTCTGCGTGCTGGAAGAGGTGAAAAATGTCTCGAAGCCGCAAACTATTGGAATCAAGCGAAAAACTTCTATGTAGCAACTAAAAATCTAGATTTAGTTGCTAAACCTTTAACTACATATTATTGTTTCTTGAATGCTACAAAAGCATTACTCACCTATAAAGGTATTGATTTTGATTTACAACATGGAATATCAGCAAAATACGAAGAAGGTGGTCAGATTAAATTACAAAATGAGCATATCAGTATTCATAAAAAAGGTGTTCTCGCTGGTTTAAGTAAATATTTAGATGAATCTATAAACCTAATACAACAAGATGTAAATACATTTGGATCTAAACAAGCTAACAATCTTACTAGAGAGATCTTTAACGAAACTAAATTATTAATTTCAGAAGCTAATCGTCCGGTTTTTGAAAGTGAATTAAAAAACTTTTTAGTTAATCGTAAAAAAATAAAATCTCTCCCAGAAACTTATACTTTGAAAAATATTTTATATAACCTTGAGTTTATTCATCGTGCATATAAACTTTCTTTTAACACCGATCCTGAATTATTTATTCCTATTATAAAACCAAGATTTGTTTTTGATAAAAATAATGATGAAAGCTGGCTAGAATTTCAATTAGAGATTGGTGATTCAAACGTACGCACACTAACAAATATAGAAGGTTTCGAAAGAGACGATTATTACAAGACAGATGCCTACTATTTACGTACAAGAGATGTTTTTAAGTGGTCAAGTAGAAATAATGAAGCAAATCTTGATGGATTCAAGAGTTATTATAAAAAATACAGAAAAATGTTTGTGTACATATATAGCACGAACGAATTGTGGTATTTTAAAAGAACTAATCTAACAGCAGGAATTATTAACAAAAATTCTATGGTACTAACTTTTGCCGCCATGCACAGATTAAGTGAAATGTCAAGATATGATCCCAATCGATTAGATGCACATTTAGCCAGTCAACATGGTTGGTTGCTTTCAGAGTTTATTAATAAATCCCTGTATCAATTTATTGATATGATTTCATCTGAAATTTCTGGTGATGATTTTAGAGCAACTGGTTTTAGAAATTAGTTTGTAAGTCAAATAAGTATCTAACCATATTAAAACTATTTTATTTCACTCTTTTTTTGGGGGCTTTTCTAAAAGAGTTGGTTACCTAATTAAATGGCTTAATAATTAATTATTCTTGATAAAATAAATAGAACTCCGTTGGATTTAGTCCCAGCGGAATTCTATTTGTCGAAGATTATTCTTTTCTTACTTTTTCTCGTAACCAACGATAAATATTTGGAATATTAACTTGAAAACCTTTCACGTCAAGATTAGTAAGCGATATAGTGCCTCCAAGAATTTCTTCTTTGTCTGGTGAATCATTATTTGTTGAATCTTTTAGGAGCGACTGCTGAAGTATTGTGGCATCTATTATTTGCCGTTGTTGTTCAATCATAACTCTTTGATTTTGCATTGTTTCATTTTGGGTTTGCATTATAGCATTCGCAAGCATGAGTTGTCCCTGAAGATGTTGAATATTTGCTGCTAACTGTTGTTCTTCAGGTTTCATATGTACATTTATCAAATCTGAACTGACAAAATTATTAGGAAGTTGGAGGTAAACGTTTAATGCTTCTCTTATTTGCTGTAATGCAGTTCGCTTTGATACGGGTGTAACAGAAAAAAGAACCCTTCCAGCTTGGTGACTAATGTCTGTTGTTACATCAATCCCAATATTCTTTAAGAATTCTGAAAAATAAACAAGATACTGTTCACATGGAACCCTTACATGTTCAGGAAAATCAAAGAAGTTAACCACAGACCCTTTTCTGGAATCTGTAATAAGTAATCTATCTACTTTTTCGAGAATTTCTTTCACAATTATGATTTTCTTTTCAAGTTCTACTTTGATTTTTTCGTTTCTATCAAAATCATGAAAAGTAAGGTCGCAGCCGTTACTTAAAAATTCACTATCTTCCATCCACTCCACTGCTTCACCCTTGTAATCTAATAATATTTCTTTAATCGCTCCTGCAAATTCTTCAATGCTAAATGGTTTTTTCCACTTTTCAAAATCCCATGAAAATTCAAATTTAAGTTCAGTAAATTCTGTTTCATTAAGATCCCGCCAAAGCTGAATCTCTTTAATATACTCTGTAAAATCTAAAGGATAGTAAAGATATATACTAGAAATTTCTTTTGGGATTTCCTTAAAGGTGGCTTCAGTTATTTTTTTCGAAAGATTGTAGTCTTTAATACGAGCCCATTCATTTTCAGTCCCATTTGACGAAAAATGACCTACATCTCCCGTAATCGTTACTCCATCTACTAGTAGTTTACTTTTGGATTTTTCATTTTCCGATACTATTACCTTTAACATAATCCTCCACCTCTCTAGTATTTGCAAAAGCACTGCTGATTCTTCTACATACAACCAAACTAAAACTCTAGATACTCCGATTATATATTTAGCAAAAAATAATTGATATGACATTTTTTGTCGTATTTTGTCGATCAATTTTAATAGGATTTACACTTATCTTGTAGGAAAATAGAAATAAGTGTCTACTTTAATGAATTGATTTTTACGGAAGGTGGAAGCTCTTTGAGGAGGAAAGTCTTATTATGACCCCTCCCAATCTTTTTAAGCAGTAATAGCAGCTGATAGTAATGATTCCATTGGGTTTTGTTCAAATGCTGAAAAGAGAGATAACAGCGTTTTAATAAATAGTTTCTTAATAAAAACTTGTACAAAGCAGAATTAACAAACGGAAAAGGTCTTTTATATGTTCTAGTTCTTCAATATAAACCGTTTCTAAAGATTGAATCAGCGAGATGGGGGAATATTTATGATAAAGCACTACAATGAGCTCAGTGATGAACAACAAAAAAATCTCTGTTTGTTTCTAGATAAAGCTCAAAACCAAGAACTTTATAAAATAAAAACCGCGTTCGATATCAAATCAGGCAGGAATCTTATTGAAACTCGTCAAAATGTATTACATGGGTTGATGATGGATCTAGTGGATTTTAAGTATTTCGTAAATTGGTTAAACCATGTTTATTTAGAAGGATACAATACGTTATTTGTATACGAAACGGACGATAAAAATTCGTTTTCTGAAAAAACCAAAAAAAGAATCCTTCAAGTATGCAGTAAGCTAAAGACCAATGTTTTTGATCTTAACAAAGATAGCCTTAAAGAGATCCATCTAACTGATGTAGTTGAGTATGATGATCAAATATTAATCACTCTGGCTGCTCCCGCTTTTGTTATCAAACAAAAAAACTTTGGTGAAGTCCCCGATATCGTTAGAGATATTTACTTGGCTTATGTTCTGGTTGACTTTAACAGCGAACAATTCGTCCTGTCACTTAATCCTATAACCAATCTTTACTCTGTTTGTGGAGTAAAGAGAAAAAAGGAACTTGATACAATTTCAACTAAATTTATCGATTATTTTAGAAAAAATGTACTACCATTTAATTTTTCTGATCCGGATTGGGTAATTGATGCATTATTTGATATAACCGAGGAATATTATGACCATAATAATCCAATGGTTCACAAAAAGTTGGAGGTATTTAAGAGTACTTGTTTGGATGAAATTGTTGATCTCATTGGAAAAACTGAGGAATCATTTAAAGCAGAGCCTTCAAGTCTGCGAATAAAAAAATCTTTAATCGATTTACTTGAAATTCAACTGATTTCCCGTTATGGTACAATGCCAAAAGAAACAAATTTTAAAGTATTCCTTCATGAAGCCGGTAAAGGCATAACCTCTTTCAAGGCTGATTCAAGAGGAAAAGCTCTCAGTTTTGCTGATTCATATGAAATAGTAAAAAAAATGATAGAAAATGCGGAAGTTGCTTCTCTTGGAATTACTTATTTAAGTAATCATAAAGAATATCCGTACAAAGTCGTTAAAGAAGCTAATTACTATTCATTAAAAAGGATCACGACGGCGAGTACGGAAAAGGAGATTGTTGACAATGTATTACGTCAGCTTAAGCAATATAAACCAAGAAAAGAATTTCCAAATCCCTCCGAACAAGCTCAAGATAATTAATGAACATTTAAATATTCTTATGCCTGATCAAACCGTATCACCTAGATACATTTCTAGGAAATCTAAGGTAGATGATCAGATAGTGAAGAGGATATTAATGGAGTTATCGTTTAGGGATATGCTTGGTGTCAAATTTATCATATATTGTGATAATGATGATCCAGACATGATACATGCCTTTGAATTTAATTCCGATTTAGATATGATCGAATTCATACGAAAACAGAGTGAATTATGTCCGCATTGTGAAAATAACCTTGTAACATCAAAAGTGCAAATTGCATTTGTAAAAAAGAACTTTGAATACGAACAGGGTGAAATTTATGGATGATACAATCAATTACAATGAGTATATTGATTATTCTCCCGATGATAATATTTGGTTGCCGATTCCCCAAGAAGAATATGTTTTATTCGATTCATTAATTGGTAACGTACAGAACGCTTATAAAAGTGGAAGCAAAAAAGAAAAAGGCGATACTCTAGAAGATCTTATGACTTACGTTTATGGCCGTTTTAAGCATAAAAAAGTTTACCACAATATAAGAAGCTCTGATAACCAAATTGATCATGTTTTGGAATTTATAGATGGAATTACTCCATCTTTTATCAACCAACATATAGGATTAAGGCTAATTGGAGAATCTAAAAACCATAATAAATCTATTGGTTCGCGAGAAGTAAATAATTTAGACGAGTTGTTAAGAGACAAAAAATCAAAGCTTGGTATTTTTTCTTCCTATAAATCCTTTAGTCAGGGAAAAACAATGTGGGTTAATGCTGAAGGAAAAAGAAGAAAATTAGCATTATGGAATTGTTACGAAAGAATTGTTATAGGCTTCACTATAGCAGAGCTTGCAACATTGAAAAGCAATAATTTTTACACCATGTTAAAGCAAAAATACAATCAAATAATTGATGAGTTAGAGGACGACCATACGGATAATGACTTGAAGTTACCGTACCAATATCGTTTATACTACTCAATGCTGGAACTACATAAAAAGGGTTTAATAAATGATGAAGCTGTTGTTGCTGGAAAAGAAAAAATAGAATCCCAGTATGGTGTTCTTGATCTCCACGATTAATCTTCATATATCCCCTTTACAATTATCTCTTAATCTGTCCTTCATCGTGACAGATTTTTTCTTTTCCTGACAATTTTCTCACTTACCTCTTTTCTCCATGGTATGTTTTATTATATACTCAAAAGAACATACATTCCCATAATTGTAAATTGGAAAAGAGGCGTCCCTTATGACCTACGTGAAATCCCATCTTGAAGACTTTATTGAGAATTTATACACAAAAATTGCGATTACTTCTCCTGATCAGCTAGATATAGAGCTAATTTCCAGGAGGCTCAATATAGAGGTGGGATATAGTTATAAGAAAAGCAAGTGCGCAGAGATCGGTGGCATTATGATGATTATACTTAATGAAACCCTACCTAAAACGGAACAGTGGCAGGAATTTGGACATGAGGTTTGTCATTTATTACGTCATTCTGGAAACCAGACCGAACTGCCCTTCCCTTTTGTTCAGCTGCAAGAGTGGCAGGCAAATACTTTTGCTCTTCATTTTTGTGTCCCTACTTTCATGCTTCCGAACTTAAATCTACCGGACACTGAATATGCTGCAGCAAGGGTAATAAGCGAAGTTTTTAATGTAGAATATGATTTTGCTTTGGAACGTCTGCGCCGATGGATCATTCAAAAAGCGATTATTCAATACTCTTAATCAGATTATGTCGGTATTTGTTGAACGAAAAAGATAGTCATCACCCTTTTTTGATAGGAAAATGGGATTAAATCTGTTAATTTTTAAAAAAGGAGAATAACCATGTTAAAGAAGAAATTATTTAAGCCTTTTGCCGCGTCCCTTCTGTCCTTCTCGCTACTTGCTGGATCATTTGCACCGATTGCTGCAGATCAATCGCTTCAGACAGTTGAAGCAGCTGCACCGAAAACAGCTACAAAAGTAACAGTAAATGAAGTCGTCGATGGCGACACGATTAAAGTCACATATAAAGGAAAAAAAGAAACAGTCCGTCTTATTCTGATCGATACGCCGGAAACGAAAGATCCTAAGAAATGTGTACAGCTATTTGGTCCAGAAGCTTCTGATTTCACGAAGAAAAGCCTCTTGAACAAAGAAGTAAAGCTTGAACTCGGCATTCAGACACGCGACAAATACGGCCGTATTTTGGCATACATCTACCTGAACGATGTAATGTTCAATAAAACGCTGCTCGAAAAAGGGCTTGCTCGAGTTGCGATCTTCCCACCAAATACACAGTACTTAGAAGAATTGCAAGCAGCCGAAGCAAAGGCGAAGAAAGCTAAACTCGGTATCTGGTCAAGTACGAATGCTATTAACGGCGGCTGTGCTCCGAAACCAGCTCCTGCACCTGTTAAGCCTGCTCCGAAGCCAAAGCCTGCTCCAGCACCGAAACCAGCACCAAAACCGACTACACCACCTAAGAAAGAGTCATTTAAGAACTGCACAGAATTGCGTAAGAAGTACCCGGATGGCGTTAAAAAAGGCCACCCAGCTTATGATTCAAAGCATGACCGTGATAAAGATGGATGGGCTTGCGAAAGATAATTAAATAAAATTCCAATTCTCACCCAACCTGTCCCTTTTTGAGACAGGTTTTTTCTTTTACAATAAAAAGAACATAGGTTCTAACAGAAAAATGTATTTTTTGTCTCTATGAAAATATAATATGCTTTAAAAGTCTTCTTAACGGCACGACATTAAAGCGCTTTTGTAGCCTTCTCCCCCTTTCAAAACACCGATGTAAAACAGATGCTAGGGAGGGGGTGCTATCTCCTTAATAAGAAAGGAATGAACAATTATGGCGACAGGACACGTAAGACCGCGCGGGAAAAATAAATACCAACTAGAAGTCGACTTAGGTACTTCTTATACCAATCCGGAAACAGGCAAACGGAAGCGGAATAAAAAGTATAAGACCATTACCGCAAGAGGCATCCGAGAAGCAGAATTGGCTTTGTCAAAATTCTTAGTAGAAGTCACAGGAAAAGATTATCATGAGCCATCAAAAATGAAGTTTGTTGATTTTGTATATAATGAATGGCTGCCGAAGCATGCGCGAAAACATTTATCTCATACGACGCTGCAAAAGCATATGGACTACCTTGAAAAGAGGATCCTTCCTGCTTTTCAGTATTTACGGATGGACCAGGTGAAGCCCATGCACCTGATTGATTTTCTCCACAACCTTGAAGAGGATGGAATGAGATTGGATGGCAAGGCCGGAAAACTCTCCAGCTCCACTATCTTTTATAACTACCGTATTTTAAATAATCTTTTCAATTTTGCGGTTACATGCCGGATTGTCAGCAAGTCTCCTGTAAAAGAAATTGATAAACCAAAAGTCGAATACAAGGAGTCTGAAGTTTACACGCTCGAAGAAGCAAGCGATTTACTGGATTGCTTAGAATCCGAACTGCTGCACTGGAATATCATCGTTAAACTGGCTATAACAACGGGCATGCGGCGCTCTGAGCTGTTTGGATTGGAGTTTAAGCACTTTGACTTGGATAAACGTATTCTCCACGTCAGACAAGCCCTCACGCATTCCAGGAGTGGCGGATATCAAGTCCATGAGATCAAAAAAGGAAACCGTAGTGCGAAGAAGCGGGATATTATTTTATCGGAAAGCTTGATCGCACCTATAAAGAAATTGCACTTGCTTCGAAAAAGAGAACGAGTGGCTGCGAAAGAATTATGGGGAGAAGGAAAATATGATTTTTTATTATGTGATGAAAATGGAAAGCCCTATAACCCAGACTCGATGAAAAATTGGTGGTCACGCTTCATTAAGCGTCATGAGTTGAAATACATCAACATTCACGCACTACGTCATACGTCCGCCACCCTTCTCATTAATGAAGGTGTGCATGCTAAAATTATTGCCGAACGACTCGGTCACTCCAACATTACGACGACCATGAACGTGTATGGCCATGCGCTGAAACAAGCAGACACGGTTGCCACAGATAAACTAGATGCTGCCTTCTCCAAGCGGAAATTGAACCAATAAAAAGCATTAAAAATCATTATGTTTTGCCGTTTGGTCGGCAGATGGTCGGCAAAGCCGCCCTTTTTATTCATTCGGGCGTAGACAAGAAGAGGCGATAAACCTTAATGTACCAATGCTTTCAGTGTATTCTTCCTAATCAATACAAAACAAAGAGCCGCCTCCTTATTCAGGGGCGGCTCTTTAAATTGCTTTATTTCAATTTTATAACCCGCATTTCAGCTGAGCGCCGCAATTTGTGCATGTGTTGCAGCCGCCAAGCTCTTCAACTGTTCCTTTGCGGCAGACCGGGCATGTATTGCCGACTTCGCTGCCGATTGTCACATTTGTTGAACGCAGATCTTGAATCGTATCAATTAAAACAACATGGTTTTCATGTTCTTTCGGTTCAGTTTTTTCTTCTTCATCCCAGTTGTTTTCTTCCGCTTTCAGTGTCAACACCTGAGAGTCACGGCTTCCATCGACGTAAACCGTTCCGCCTTTTGCTCCGCCGTTGTAAAGGCGTTCGTATACACTTTGAACCTGCTCTACTGTGTATCCGCGCGGTGCATTAACTGTTTTAGAGATCGAGCTGTCGATCCAGCGCTGAATAACACACTGGACATCCGCATGCGCTTCAGGTGCGAGACCCATCGCTGTTACGAAATAGTCAGGCAGTTGATCCGGATTGGCTTCAGGATTGCGCTCTAAATAATCTCTCACAATATCCGCTTTGACTTCGATAAACTTGCCGAGGCGTCCGCTGCGATAGTATGTGAATGAAAAGTACGGCTCTAAACCTGTAGACACACCCACCATCGTTCCAGTTGATCCCGTCGGTGCCACAGTCAGCAAATGAGAGTTGCGAATACCGTTTTCAACAATCGCTTCACGTACATGTTCAGGCATTTTCTTCATGTAGCCAGTGTTGATGAAGGCATCACGCAGGCGGTTTGTTTCTTCAAGCGTTTCCCCTTCAAGGAATGGGAAGCTGCCTTTTTCTTTCGCCAGCTCAACAGACGTTTCGTACGCCGTTACAGCGATCGCTTCAAATACTTCATCGACAAGCGTATTGCCTTCTGCCGACCCGTATTCTTTTTCACAATAAATCAGCAAGTCCGCAAGTCCCATTACACCAAGACCGACACGTCGTTCACCGAGCGCCTGCTTTTTGTTTTCTTCTAAGAAGTACGGCGTTGCATCAATAACATTGTCCTGCATACGGACACCGGTGCGGACCGTTTCTTTCAGCTTGTCGAAATTCACTGTTTTTGTTTCTTTGTCTGCCATTTGGGCCAGGTTAACGGCTGCTAAGTTGCAGACAGAAAATGGTGCGAGTGGCTGCTCACCGCATGGGTTTGTTGCTACAACCTGCTGACCGTATGCTTTTGCATTCGTCATGTCATTTGCATTGTCGATAAAGAAAATACCCGGTTCCGCTGAATACGTTGCGCATACGTTGATTAAGTTCCACAATTCACGCGCTTTAATTTTGCGGTACGTGCGAATTTCGTACCCTTGGCGCTGCCATTCACGAACGTCACCGACTTTATGCCAGTTCTCGTTGTAATGCACCATTTCTTCCTTGCTGTACTTTTCAACAGCCGGGAAGCGAAGGTCGTAATCAGCATCTGTTTCAACTGCTTCCATAAATTCTTTCGTCAAGCAGATCGAAATGTTGGCTCCCGTTAAAAACTCAGCATTGTGCACGCTGTATGTGCCGCCTGTCTGAAGCTTTGCTTCCGCTTCTTTAAAGATTTCAGGGCTGAAACCGCCGTAGCCAGGAATGTTTTTGTAATTGACAACCCCTTGGTACATCTGCTCTTCACGTTCTGTGAGCGGTTTAAAATTCAGCTTGTCTTTCGCGGCTTTTTTAATTTGCTCATCCTCTGTGTTTTCAAGAAGATAGCGCAAAATACGCGGATTTTGCATTTTTGAAATAATAAATTCAACAATGTCTGGATGCCAGTCAGCTAACATAATCATTTGGGCGCCTCTGCGCGAACCTCCCTGCTCAACAAGGTGTGTCAGCTTTGCAATGTCATCCAGCCATGATACAGAGCCCGAGGATTTGCCGTTGACGCCGCGTGCGAGCGTATTTCGTGGGCGAAGTGTCGATCCGTTCGTGCCGACGCCGCCGCCACGGCTCATAATTTCCATTACTTGCTTGCGGTGCTCAGAAATGCCTTCGCGCGAATCAGCCACAAATGGCATCACGTAGCAGTTAAAGTACGTTACGTCCGTGTCTGCTCCTGCCCCGTATAAAACACGGCCGGCGGGAATGAAATTTAGGTTCACAAGTTCGTTGTAAAATTTGCCGAACCATTCTTTTTTCTTTTCTTCTGTTTTTTCTACGGAAGAAAGACCTGCTGCGTTACGCTTAGCAATCTGTTCATAAAATACTTCGAGTGGTTTTTCAATAACATCAAGCCCGCGATGAACGATGCCGGTTTCAGCTTCTTTTGGATCATCAATGGCACTGCGGTATTCTTCATCGATTAAAATCGATGCTTTTTTTGCTTCACGGTCGAGTGACACGATAAAGCCCGTTCCCCGTGCAGGGAATTTTGGGTCTTCTTTAATTGTCAAAACGACAAAATCGCCTTCAGACAATGTAATTTTTTGCGTATCTTTGAATGAGTACCGGTCAATCATGACAAGGCGGGAGACGCCTTTGTGTGTAATCTTCATTTCCGGTGTGACAGGGAAAACCTGCGGAAAAATGCTGATGTCCTTGTTTAAATTGTCGATGTTAAGCGACATGTGCTGTGTGGACGTAGCGGACAT